AAGTAGAAGATGATGCTGTATCATGGGGGGCTTTGCCAGAAGATGCGTCTAATGACTATTTCCAGCTAGCAACTATTTCTCGTTTCTTTTTCTATAATGCAGATGATTCTTCTTGTACCACTTTGAAAGGAGATGGGTACTGGTGTTATCGTGCTTTGAATAATGGGTATTCATCTACAGCGGGAGCTATGTCGAGTACAAATTATACATCAACAGATCCCAATTCAGCCGGTTTCTTGCAGCCTTCTCCTTTCTTTGATGTTTTAGCAAGAGGAGCCACAATCGGAGAAGCGTATATTTACTCTTGTGAATTTTACGATAGCCCAATGACTTTTATAGGCGATCCTTTGATATCAATTAATCTTTTGGGTAGCCCTGATTGTACGACTGCTATTATGAATGAGGATAGCGTAGCCAACTGGGATAGTCTTGTAGGAGATATTTCTAATTCTATTGCGTATGATATGGCCATCATTGATGAACTTGAGGCGGCAAGAGAAATTGTAGTAGAAAGCCACGATATACAAACGGAATTAGACTTGTTGAAATTGACTGACGATCAGGTAAATAACGTCACTAGCTCTTTAACTTCTTTCAGCAAAATAGCAGATGATTGTATTAATCTTGTCAATAGCGGCTCGATTAAGAGAAGGGATGATATCGCTTTTGAAGCAATAGATAATGTATTGGGAGAGAATAACTTATTGGTTCCTGAGTTATTTACATCTTATATGACTATTAAGAATAACATTAGCGATAGCTATATACTTTCAGAAGGTATGTGGATATATGAGTTTTTATTAACGGATGATATAGCAGATTATGCACAGTATCATTTTATTATACAGATTGCTAATGATGCCGCTTTTACTGATATAGTATTCCAGCAAGATAGCTCATTGGATCAGGATGGATGGTATTATCAAAACAGATATGGAGAATATATAGCTTTACCATTCTGGGGTATATCTTCCGCTTATATTGGTAGAAAAATTAGATTTGTTTCTTCGACTGGAGAAGAGCTTGATAGAGCAAAAGAGTACTATGTAAGAATACGCCAATGGGATACTATATCGAGTTCAACAAAAATTAATCATGATTCTGAAATGATTGTGAACACATAATGATAACATCATCTATATATAAAGATTATACTGATACTCTCTCGTATGCTTATGACAGATACGACAGTATGTTGTTGTCTATAGATGATGTATATGAGACATTTCTAGATATCAACCCAGATATAGACGAGAGTAAGAATCTATCTTCTTTCATTGGGATAGAAGGTAATATAAATAAATGCACCATTGCTGTTCAAACTCATATCATAAAAAACTCAGGGAGGACTGTCGATTCTTGGCTTACTTATGAGGGGATAAAAGTAAAGCAGCGTTTTGCTACTGCTTCCAAGGCTTTAGGCTTCTGGATTAGTAATGGCAATATAGAATAAGAGGAGATTATGCCTAGTAAAAAGTTTGTTTCTGTTTCAGATATGTTGAAAGATATGATGGGGACTATCCCTGTCTCCAATGATAAACCGCCTTATATCCCTAGCATTATGGAATTCTGTGAGAGTACTAAGTACCTGGATTTTCCTCATACTGGTATCCAGCTTTATCCTATGCAAAAGATAATGTTTAAGGTCTTTTATAGAGGGTCTGCCGGAAATGAGAATCTGAAGTTAGAAGATGAAGAGATAGAGTTGCTCAAGAAACTTGAGCTTACTAATGATGAGAATGGTAATGTTTTACAGAAGTATGAAAGCAACAAGATTTTCAGAGAGCTTGTACTTGTTTGGGGACGAAGATCTGGTAAAGATTTCTGCGTAGGTACTGTTGCCTGTTATGAGGCTATGAGATTGCTTGAATGCCCTGGCGGAGATCCATATGCGGTTTATAACATTGCTGCTTCAGCTCCGATTACGATTTTAACTATCGCTACTGCTGCCGGGCAGGCTCAGTTAGCTTTCAACGAGATGAAATCAAAGATACTGAAAAGCCCATATTTCGCTGATAAGTTTATTCCAGATGGTATCACTTCTAACCAGATCTTTTTGCTTACTCCAAAAGATAAAGAAGAAAACAAAGAGTTTGAAAGGAAGAAATTGCCTTTGAAAAAAGGTTCTATATGCCTTGAAGTGGGTCACAGCAATTCAGACACGTTGCTAGGTAAAAGCGTTTTCGTTCTTATTCTTGATGAAGTTGCATCTTATAAGCAAACTGGAAGCGCCTCTTCTGGAGAACGTATTTATACTGCTATGACACCTTCTTTGAACACTTTCGGCAGAAATCTTCCTGTCTTAGATGAAGACGGAAAACAAAAAATTAGTGTTGATGGTGTTCCTGTTACTCGCCGTGTTTATGATAGTAAGATACTTTCTATATCTTCTCCTAGAGGTCAAGAAGGCATTTTTTATAAGATCTTCAAAGAGACTCATGACGTAGAGGATAGATTATCCTGTAGATTGCCTACATGGTCAGTAAACCCAAGAGAATCTATTGAGTCGCTTCGTAGAGCCAATCCGAATATGACAGAAGAAGAATTCTGGATGGAAATCGGAGCTGAGTTCTCTGGTACTGCTGGTGAAAACGCATTCCCGGCAGAAAGCGTTAAACATTGTTTTGAACTCGGCAGACAATTCGGAGTTAAGAATAAGGATTTGGGGAGACCTGGATTTTTGTATTTTGCCCATTTGGACCCTGCGTCTACAAGCCACAACTATGCTCTTGTCGTGCTACATAGAGAGAACTTCATCAATAAAGAGACTAAGAAGAATGACTTTGTTATTGTTGTAGACCATGTTAAGTTTTGGCATCCAACGCCAGGAAAACCAGTTAAAGTAGAAGAAGTTGATGATTATGTCATAAAGATGAGAAGAAGATTTAATCTTGGTCTGGTGACATACGATCAATGGAATACTTGCCATTATTTAACAAGGATATGTACAGCAAAAGGATTGCAAAAAGTTATTGATGTTCAGGTTGGAGATTTAATAAGGAATAGAAAAGGAGACATAGAGACTATAGTCGCTAAAAAAGTCGATCTTAATGCAGATTGTTTAACGGTTCGTACAAAATTCGGATATGAGGCGACAGTGACTAAAAATCATCCTTTCTGGAATGGTTCAGATTTTATATATGCGAAAGATCTTGATATAGGCGATAGGATAGATTTGCAAGATTTTACTCATTTCGGTAATGTACATGACCCCGATACTGCACTTATGATGGGCTATTTAGTATCTGAAGGTTATATATCAGAAAAAGAAGATACTGCTGTTTTTACTAATACAGATTATGAAGTATTTCAAGATTATCTTGCCGTTGCCGAAAAAGTTATGGGAGATAAGCCATATATACACAAACGAGGTAAGAAACAAAAAGAGTATCATTTAGATTCTTGGAATGCTAATTATTTTGGGGAAAGAGCCAGAAAGATAAAAGGCATAGTATCTGGTGATTGTTATTCGAAAAGTGTTCCAGATTTTGTCATGAATGGTGACAAAGAGACAGTATCGTCTTTTATATCTTCTCTTTACGAAGGAGATGGTAATGTTTGCCATAATCCAAAAGCTTTATCAGTAGAGTATAATACAAGTAGTAAGGAATTGGCAAAAGATCTACAATTATTATTGCTATGTTTTGGGATAAAATCTTCTCTAAGATACTTTACTAATAAGTTCCTGGATGGTAAACAATATCCATTTTATAGAATAACTATATATGGAGAAAATATAGATATATTCGCCAGAGAAATAAACTTTAGATCTATGACTAAAAAAAATGTTCTAAAAGAAGTTATTCGTCTAAAAAATGATGTTGATTTGAGACCATATTACAAGAGAAAGAGCCGTGGTATTAGAAAAATAGTCGGAAAGAAAAAATCCAGAAGTCGTCAAATGTTTGATAAGGTTGTTTCTATAGAACCTACTACAGCGACTATTTGTCATCTGGAAGTATCTGGAGATCATACTTATATATCTAATGGGTTAGTCTCTCATAACTCTTTAGAGAGTATTAAGAAGCTTCAATCTAATGGTATTCCTGCAAAATGCACAAGATATAATCATGTTTACAAAATGAAAATATATGACGAGTTGTATAACTTGATCGTTAGTGGAAAACTTATTCTTCCAGAAGATCATCTTTTGAAAAATGAATTACTGAACATCCAAAGAAAACCTTTGGGTTCCAATGGTTATCGTATTTTTCCGCGAAGAGAGGGAGATGTCACTACAGACGATTTGGTAGATTCGTTAGCTGGAGCCTGCTATAACTCTATTAACGTATTTGCAAATAGATTGCCTAAAGCGAAACTTGTTAATACAGGTATATGTGGTCAATCAAACCAGATCCAGTGGAATTCTATGTCTGGACCTTTAGGATTCGGTTCTGGAGAACAGGTTGCAAAGAGATTGGAGAATAGGTCTAGGTTGCCGCAGTATCCAAGACGATAATCGTAAAGGAAAATGAATATATTATTTGTATTGGATGATAAGGCGCATAAATACAGCGAGGAGAGCAAATGTTTAACTATAAAAAAGCAAGCGTAAGTAATATGGATCAGAGACTTCAAGAGGACAGAGAGAAGTTTGATACCTCTGCCAATGATGATACGGGGAACATCGACTGGTTGCTTTCTAAAGACAGAAAGAATCAGGATTTAGATGTCACTACTGAAAAGCAAATGAAAGACGAAGGGAAATGGATTGAAGCAGATACCCAGATTACTGAAAAACAGATTAATGAATCGAAGGGTGCTTTTTCCAAAGGGACACTTCCTTCTAATCCAAGAGATGACAAAGGCAAGCATCCTATGTCTTATCATAAAAAGCATGAAGAAGATTTCGTTAAGGCTTTGAAAAAGGCTCAAGAGAAAGTCAAAGATGATTTCAAGATGCCAAAGCCTGGCAGTCAAATGCTTGGCGATAAGCCTAACAAGGTTAAGGTGGATACAAGAAGCCAGCTTACATCTAATTTTAAGGATGGAGAAGAGCTTAGAAAAGAGAACCCTTGCGTCAAGAATGCTTCTGCCGAGATGGTAAGCCAGATTAAGGACGCTGATGCTATGCTTTATCATATCTATAGAAGTGCTGCTGTCGCATCTAGAGATTTGACTGCGACGGAAAAGAAGATGGCGGAAGACATCAATAGCGGTAAGAGAAGAATTCTCGCTCAGTTGCTTCCTATGGATCAGAATGCTCCTGTTAATGATGCAGCATCAGATCAATTTGATATGCAGGCAGACGATGCTGTAGCAGAACACAACGAAATGCAAGACGTTAACAGTCAGCAAGAGAAAATGTGGGATATAGAATATAGAGAACCTGGCGGTGAGTGGAAACTTGTTAATCAAGAGCCTTTGAGTATGTCAGATGCCAAAACACTGAGAGAGCAATATGCTGTTTCTGGCAAGATCCAAGATCCTACAAGCGGTATTAGAATAGTAGAACATACAGACATATCGCAAGAAAATGGCGGGACAATATAAATTGAACTTTTACAAGAAAATCAAATTAGCGCAAAGAGGGAATCTCCCATTAAATGAGAATCCAGATTCTCCCAGTGCCAAAGACCCTTATCGTAAAGAGAGAAGACCTGGCGATGGGCAGGGATGGGATTTAACCCGACCAGGTAATGAGGAAATAACTCCTGGCGGTATGGGTGGTGGTCTTGGTACTAATACCAGAGATAACTTTACTGGTGATGGATACAACAGAGATGGTAGTTCGTCTGGTAAAGACGAATATAGTGACCAGCTAAAGAGTGATATGCCTTATTCGCCTCATAATCTTGTAGAGGATGGCGTAAAAGTTGATCCTTACGAGACTGATATAATGTTTACAGATACGGATTCTCCTTTTCTTGCCGATAAACTAAATGGTGGTTCAGAAGACGGTAGAGGTCAACCACGCATTCAGAATATGCAAGCATATCCTGATGTAGTAAAAACAGTTAGAGATAGATTACGTTAAGAAGAACAAGGAGATTTTATGCCAGAATTGATCGTAAACAAAAGCTTTAAAGGTACGTTGAACATTAAGATTGGGGATGTAAAAAGAAAGGTCACTGGAGGAGCAAGATTAACATTGACAGATGAGCAACTTAAAGAGGCTCATATCCAGAAGTTTATCGGCTTGAAGTATCTTGTTAAGCCAGAAGATAAGAAAAAGGTTGAGCCTATCGCAGAAGTAAAGATGAGTGAAGATCCTGCTCCTACTACTAATATGCAAGGATGGGATGCTCATAACCAAAAGCCTTTGATCGGCAAAGATAGTACCGAATCCGCTTTGGGTCAGCTTAACGCAAAAACTCCTTCTGTTGTCGTAAAGGCTAATGGTATCATAGAAGTGAATGATACAGAAAATAAGGCGGAAAAGAAATCTGGCAGAAAACCGAAAAGCTCTATGGGCAAAAAGGCAAAGAAAATGGCTGATGATGTCAAGAAATCTGCCAAGAAAGATGAAGTTATTTTTGTATACGAAAATGCACCTGATGAAGAAGTAGTTTCTTCTGATGGTGATATCGATTTCGCAGATCAAACTATAGAGAAAGAAAGAAGAGATAGTCATCCTATATTGAAAAATATTGACCCAGAATAATTAATCGCTTTGGCGTAATAGGAATTGAGAAGGATTTTGCTTTTAAATTAGGAAAAGCTATATCTGGTAGGATATGGTATTATTTAGTAGGTAGAATTCCTAATTACGGTTGGCATTAAAGAAATGAGAACATGGGATATAGTGAAAAAAGAATTAGCGATCAACGCTATAGATCTGAAAGATCCTAAGACCTGTATTTTCGAGTACAAGGGTAAAAGGATTGCAGCCCCTATTCCTAAAAAAATCAACCTAATCAAAAATGACCTCAAAGCCAATTTCTCTCTATTTGACTCTTTGTGGAAAGACGTAGCAGCAACGCTTTCTAAGCCCGCCGAAAAAAGAGAAAAGGCAATTGATATAAAGGTCGCTAGACTATTTGTAGAATCATTGAAGGATATGTTATGCTTTCTTGATTTCTTAATAGATAACTCTGAATGCTGTAAAGACGTATTAACCTCAGTAAGAGGTCAAGTCAAAGCCGCTCTAAATAAAGACATTTATGATTTCCCGAAGAGTACAATTTCTTCTATACCTGATTATAAGATCTCGTTAGATTGGGTATTTAGGAGAAATTCTCTGTTGGTGTATCAGATGAGATTACTCCGTTTTGCATCTCTTGGGGAACTTCATGTAGATTCCCATTCCGTTAAAACCGCAAGAACTGTTTCTGGTCCTTGGGCTAATCTTGATTTGCCTATGCAGGAAAGAGTATGGAAATGGGATGATATAGAGGAAGAAATGTCTGGTAGGAATTCTGACATAGCCAAACAGAGAAGATATAGAATGGGATTAGAAAACTATAACGGAGATGGCAGGGTTGGCGAAGGATTTAACTGGCGTGAAATAAGAAACGAGCCATATTCATGGGCTGATAGAAGTACAGAAAGTCCATATCCTAGCAGATCAATACTTAGATAAGAGGAAAGAACAATGAGAAAGACAGAACAACAGAAATACTCGCAATCATTATTTGACTTTATTGTTGATCATTTTCCTGATTTTCAGAAACAGATCAAGAATAAGATGCTTATGGATGGCGATGCCGCATCTAAACTATTGGGGATATGGAAGAAACAAGAGAATGCTGTAGGCAAAAGGATTTTCAAAAAGCCAGAGAACATCACATCATCTGACATAAGCAATATGCAAAAAGAGGGATTGATAAGGTTATTAGGAGATAAGATTGAGATTACCGCAAAAGGTTCTGAAGTAATTAAGACCTTGATACTTGGAGACGAAAGGTCGGTATATGAAGATAATGGCAAAGACATAGACATCAGAACAGCATCTGCTAATGTAAATACTCGCTCTAAAAAGCAAAAAAGATCCTCTGATTTGTGGTGGGATCGATTTTAAGGACAAATCATGGATACTCTAGAAAGAACATCAATACAAGAAAAAAGGTTATCAGTTTTGGTATACTCTCCAACTGTCGCCGTGCAAAGTAGCGCATCGATAGAAAAAGATTTGATATGGTATGACAGCTTCTATCAAAGACTAGAAAAGTTCAGAGCTTCTACGTTGAAGTATTCTTATGTGGAAGAAGAATTTATAGAAGTTAATGGTGGCAAAATTCCTAAAAAGGAAGCCTCAAAAGAACAGCTATCTGCCAATAAGGTTAAGAAGGCAAAGAGATTAAAAGCCATACCAGAAACGTGCAGTATTAAGATCACCAGCAAAAAGACTGATAAAGAGAAGGTTTCTAAATGGTATGAGACATATATCAACTACAATGAAACTGATTCTACTTTGTATGCAGAGTCTAGCGAAGGGAAGGTTTTCATTGTTGGGGAGAGAGAGCTAGATAATTTCTTATATGATTTAGATATGAATAACTTTGGATACAAGGTATTAGATTAATGTTATACGTTGAAATTGCGGATACTCCATACAAGCAAAGCCAGGGGTTGATGTTCAGAAAAGATTTGAACAGCAATGCTGGTATGCTTTTTCGTTTTAATAGCCCGCAAGTTCTAAAGTTCTGGGGATTGAACACCTTTATTCCACTTGATATAGCCTTTATTGATTCTGAAAATAAGATCGTAAAAATCGACAGGATTAAACCAATGACGTTAAGCGCTGTAAGTAGCGATAAGAATTGCGTAATGGCTGTAGAGGCTAATGAGGGCTTTTTTAGGGGTAATGGGATAGGGGAAGGCTATAAGATAGAGATAGATAAAGATGATATTGGTTTTGATATCGTCAGGTTCAAGAAATAATTATGAAAGTTATCAAAACTGTTATCTATTGTAAGCAAGCTCAACAGGTATACAACCCTGATGTTGGCGAATTTGAAGATGCCAATGATCAGAACTATGAGTGGATTGATAATGGAGAGGGAGAACTCCCAGAGATAACTCCAGAAGATATAGGGACTAAAATCCCTATGGAAGATAATACAGAGGAAGAGCTAAAAGACGTAGAACCTATTGAGGAAGATCAAGATAAGTACCCTAAGTTTAGTAGACCCATAGAATATATTAACTATGCGATACAAAATAAAGAGGTAATCAGGGTATCTTATACAACTGTGAAAGGTGATTTTATCATAAGAGACATTGAGCCTCATGGTATCTTCAATGCGAAGACGACTGGTAATCAGATCGTTGTGGCATGGAATGAAAATATGGATTGGTATGGTGGTTTTGTTATAGACCAGATACAAAAAGTAGAATGGAAAGGCGAACAGTTTACCCCTAAATTTAACTTTCGTGCGGAAAGAAATAGATTTTTAGGGAGGATGAGACAACGAAAATATAGAAAGAAGAATAAACAACGTTTTCAGAGGTTAAAGGAATTATAAAATGGCAAATAGTATTGAAAAACTTACAGACATAGCAGATGAGCTTGATTCTAAAGGTCTTAAGAGAACCGCCGCAGTAATCGACAGGATTACTCGCAATGTTCTCAAGATCACTGAAGCTCAGTATGTTGGTGTTCAGGGTTATTGGATTCGCAATGAAAGATGTTGGTCTAATTGCTATAGGCAGAAAAGGGCAAGCAAGCCTGAACTTGGCGCTCAAGCAGTCTGGTCTGAATGTCAAAGCGAATATGTTGAATCTTTGAATAAAGATAGATCTGATTGGGATAAGTATGCAGAGGATGCATCAGATAGTCTCAAGAAGTTCGCAAGTCGCAAGCCAGAGTTTTCCAAGAAAGTAATCGCTATGGAGAAAGACTATTTCCATAAGAAGTCTGCCGAGCTGATTAACGGTGGTCTTACTCCCGACAGAGCCATAAAGCTTGCTATTCAGCAAGGTGTTTTGAGATATGAAAACAGCATAATTAAAGAAGCGGATAAGCTTCTGACCATTGCTGAGAAATTGAATGAGAATGGTCGTATTGAATTAGGTCAGAAAGTAGCTACTGCTGCTCAAGAGATTGTAAGCAATCTGAAAGTAGCAGGAATGTTTGATGCTTTTAGCCGTGATCCTAAGACCAAGGCTATCTATTTTATGAAGCAGGTCGATGAAAGACTTCATGAGACTGCTAAGATCATCAGAAAGGAACAAAAAAAAAATAACAAACAAGGGCAATTCGATGCACTAAGAAAACTTCAAAATGATTTAAGTAAAAAAAGCAAAGATATACAAGAGATTGCCGAAAATTTTCCATCACAAAGCAAAACTTTTATAGATAACATCAATAAGTTTATTCAAACTAATGTTAATGTAAAAGGTAGCGGGATTAATCAGGTATATAACAGCTTTTCTCAATCTGTACGTCCTGCTATGATGGCTATACAGAACTTTCAAGCGGCTCCTGCTGCTCAACAGGCTGCTCCTACGGCTCAGCAAGCAGCACCATCTACTAATGGTTCATTTGGAGCGCCGCCAGCAAATGCTGCTCCATCGGCTCAAAAGGCTGCACCAGTATCTGCGCCTGCTGCACAAGCAACACCATCCTCGACAGGTAATGTCGGAAACCAAGCAAAAGAAATCTTTCAAAAGAACAATCTTGGAAATCCAGATAGCTTAGTAGAGTTTTTGAAGAAATATGATATAGATGTGAACTTAATAAAAGATGTTCTTAAGAGAAAGGGACAAGACACTCAAAACCTTAATGATGTCACACAGAAAACGAATCGAATGTTTGATATACATGGCAACCCAGAAATCGCGGAAGAGGGAGCTTTGACAGAGGAAGAATCTGCACAAAATATAGCCGCTAAGACTATAACCTATAATTTTAAGAAAGCCGATGTAGCATCAGATTTGTCTCCAGATTTAGAAAAAGCTATCATACAGATGATATATAATGCTGGCTCCAGAAAAGGGAATAACGCCTTGATAGGAATACTAGAAGAAAAGGCTAATGGGACTGGTAGATTTGCTACTGGACCTCAAGATGTGACTCAGCAAGTACAAGGCCAAAATACTGTATCTACTCCATCTGTCGGTTCTGATATCGATTGCAAAAAGATGCATGAGGATCTCGCAAGATTATGGGATTTGGTTAGGAGAAAAGCTGTAAAAGCCCCATCTGACATGCCAGATATAAGCAAGAGTATAATAGACGTAAATAAGTTTCTTGATAGTGTATGCAAACTGAATATGACTAATGGGTAAAAATAAACAAAGGAATTGAGAGATCAATTTTGGAAAGGTAATAAAATAGGAATTAGATACACTTAATTATCTAAGGAGTTAAAGAAAATGGAAATTAAACTATGCACGAACACGATCCCAAGCGGCAAGAAAGTCTCTTTCAACGATTTGGTCAATAAGTATGCAGCCAAGAAAGAGTCTCTTACGAAGACAGCGTCTAAGAAAGAGAAAGATGAAGCAGAAGGCAGCGGACAGCCAGAGTGGGAAGGGAAGGCTGAGAACAACAACGATCCAGAAGTCGATGAAAAGGCTTGCATGGCAAAGGCAGAGGAATCTGTCAAGAAGGCTGGCAAGAACGAAGATGAAAAGGGCGAAAGCTCTGGTCAGCTCGACGTTGAGCCTCTTCATCAGACCGGCGAGTCTGTAGATGCTGGCAACAAGGATCTTACCGATGACAAGGTCAAGAAGACCGAGATCGGTAAGAGCAAGAAGGCTGCTGGCATCGATAACTTTGGCGACAAGAAGGCAAAACCTTTTGGCGCAAAAGAAGAAAAGGAAGACGATAAAGAAGAGAAGGAAGCTGTTGCTTCTACGAATGGCAGATTTATTCGTGTTGCCAAGCTTAATGACAAGACAAAGTCTTGGTTGAAGAAGTATTGGCAGAATTTGTATCCGGCTGAATATGTCGATGCAATGATCGCTGACTAATTATTCAACTTTTATATTGGAGTAGACCTATGAGGCTTATACCATCAGGTAGCAGGCGCATTATGGTTGCACAAGCGGTGGACGAGGTCCAACAGACTGGCGTTGATTTCGGTCAAGGCACAGAAACTGTCGGACCTCAGCCACAAGCTGAGCCAGAACCAAATGAGCCAAGAGATAAAGAACTAGAACGCGCCGTTGATGCCAACGAAGAGCGTAATGATCAGTCCAGTGATGGATCGGGTAATGAGGATGATGTCACAGAATTCATTTTCAAGACTTTGACACATTTTGGCTATCCTCCTCGCCGTTTGGAACAATATGAGGAAGAATTCGTTAAAGAGAAGATCTTCCCAGATGGTTCAAGAGAGGTCACTCTTGTAATTCCAGATAGATACTACGGGTCTAAAAAGAGATTGTCCAATAAAGACTTTACCAACATAGTAAACTCTATACAGAAGCAATTTGGATTGAACTTCGAGGATGCCGAGAGAAGCGATTTGAAGGTCACTTTGAATTTCAATTCTAGAACCATGCAAGAGCAAGAGAACGAATCTCAGGCTGGCATGATCAACGATGTACTTACTCAAGTATATGGACCTGGCAAAGATGATGGTGGTCTCAAGAACAAAAAGCCGAAAAGAAATAAGGCTGCATGTACTATACAGGAAATGATTAAGGAGAGCAAGAACAGTTTGTTCGACAAGCTCATATAAACGGGGACCAAATGGCATTACAAAAACATAAAAATAGCGGGAAAATAAGTTGCTTTGAATCTTTATTTGAAGATAAGCCTGATATGTTCGCTAAAGCAGAAACAGAGATTAAAGCAGAGAAGAAGGCTAGAGAAGAAATTCGACCACAAGGGGTAGTCAGAAGTAAGAAGAGATTCGATCCTGATAACCTTATTGGTCAAGGAAAATTGTCTATGCCGAATAGAATTCTTTCTGCTGGTCTTGGAGAGATCAAAGACGAAGGCGGATCAAAAAGCCAGCTAGGTTCTCAGAACAATAACAGCATATGGAATCCTAATCGTCTTGACGAAATGAAAGAGATTAAGAGTTCAAAAGAAAAAACTATTGAGGCTAGAGAAGAAACAGAAAAGCTTAGAAACAGCATGAAGAAAGACCGTATGGATGAGATGGTAGAAAGTCTTTCTAAAACTGATACTAGAAAAGATGCCAATATACAATCTGCATCCTCTCATTCTGAAAGAGCAACACATGAACCATCTATGAAAAGACATAATAGCATCTTTGATGCTCTTGACGGGAAAGACGCTTTCTCCCGTATCCCAGAAAAGACTGCTGGCGAAAGCTTGTCAGACGTAAAGGGAAGAAAAGAGAAAGCTGATGATCGTTATATAAAGAATTATGGAACAAAGTCAAGTAAGTCTATTACAAGTGATTTGTTTGATCGCTTAATGCAGAAAAAAGAGGAATAATGAAAAGAATCTTTACAAAGAATGCTCAAGTGCTGCAAGACCCTATGATGTCTCCTGCACAAGATCCTATGGCGATGCCAGAGACAGAGCAACCTTTGGAAGACCCGGCTCAAACTTCTAGCCCACAAGAACAAGATTTGGTTTTTGAAAAAGGTTCTGACCTTGATGCTTTTTTGTCTAGTGGGGATAGAACAGCAGTACAGAAGCAAATAGAAGATAAAGTCGCTCATGCCGATTTAGAAGCATTAAGAGAAGCTTTGGAACAGTATTACACAGCAGATGATCCTGGGATAAGAGAGGAGATCGCTGGTCAAATAGTTAAATCTGGTATCCTCCCTGTTGGGATGGTATCACCAGACAGTCAAGAGGGTATGATGGCAACTGAATATAAAGAAATTGATCCTAAAGAGATAGAGGCTTTTGTGAAAGATGTTGATAGCCAAATTAAGAAGATGGCATCTTCTAATTTGCCGGTCAATAAGTCTTTTAACTTGAGTAAGCAAGCCCAAGCACAAACATCTCAAAACATTATCATGTACGGTCCAGGGCAGACCAGAATAGACCCGTTTACTAGACAGCCAGTTTCAGACTGGAGCGTTGTAGAGAGAAATAAGGGTTTCGGTTTGGTCGTTGACAATGTTTGGAACATTGACTGGGAATCGATCTGGCGCGGAAGTATTATGGACAAGTATTCTCGTCCATATCGCGACAAGGATGGTAATTGGGTTGGTGGATATATTAATAAGAGATTTGAAGTAGATAGATGGACCCCAGAAGGGAATAACTATCAGCTTCTACCCGGCGAAAGAAGAAAACCATATCTTCCAGAATATAGAAGCACCGAAGCCAGACTTGAGGCAATGAGAGAAAAACAGGCGGAAGAAAAAGGCTATGAACCAGAATCTTCTGGACAACCTTTCAATTGGAAAAAAGCATCTGTAAAGACAGCACAGGCAAATATGACACCATCTCCTCAAAGCAAAGAGGAACTTTTTCAAAAACAGATAAAAGATTATGTCGATCATTGTCAGGAAGAAAGCAATGCTAAAGAATTCCTGAATGAGCAAACTTCTATGACTCCTTCTGAAATCGCTTTTGATGTAATGGGTTTAGAAGAAGATAGTTTTGCCAGTGAGAGAGCTTCTTCGTCTGCCGCCGAACAACCACATTTGCAGCATTTGGATGATGACTCACTAGCCAGAGAGATATATAAAGAAGTCCTTAAGTTTGTACAGCAAAGTATAGATCAATATAAGGAGTCTTTGCCTTCTATGAGTGACTTGAAAGGAGCTGCTGACGATGACAGACTCCATGAGCAAATGGATATGGATAGACAGGCTTCTTTCAACCTCAAAAAAAAAACATCAAGCTAGCGGATCTCCCACCATTAAAACCACTCAGTGCAGAACCTCCGAAAAGGGGACTGGATGCAGATGTATGGGGAGTTAAGCCCGAAAAGCTTTGCCCGAAATGCCTAATAGTCGGAAGACAATCTACATTAGGCGAAGATAATTTCTGCCCTGTATGTAAGCAAACAGTCACGCCAAAAGTGACAGGTCTTGAAGATCATAAGCCAGATTCTCCCGGCTCTCAAAAAGAAAGCTGGAAGAAGATGATCGTTCCGGGTCAACCTCTACCTACAGCTAGGAGAGCTGCATCTAAAGATGATACTTTAGATGTTGATCCTATCGATAAAAAGGAAATAACAAGCAAGAAAAGCAAGAAGAAACATCATAAACCAGTTCATGGGATATATGAGAGTGAAGAAATAAAACAGTTCTCAGATCCTTTTCATCCAAAAAATCCCGATAATAAACACATGGAACAAGTGGAAAGCACTTGGGAAGATTTGTGTGGAGGTTAAGGAGATAAAAAATGCCCATTAAGTTTAACGTTCTTGATAAACGCTCTGAGAAAGTCAGAAATATATTAACCGCAGCGTCTGGTTCTTTTAGAGGCGATTCTAGCGGCTATTCTAGGAATATGAAATATACTACTAGCGATACGGTCAAAGTGCCTATTACTAAGTATTCTCAATTTGCTGGATCAGGTGCTAATGTCACAATGACACAGCCCATGTTCTTTAGCCCCCTTCATACTCCGCAAAACTGGCAGATTGCTTCTAAAAGAAGAGAATGCTATCAATGGGCTAGATTCTATTATGAGAATGAACCTAAAGTAGCTGCCGCCATAGATTTCTATGGTCACTTCCCAATTAACGGGTTTAAGCTAGAGTGCAAAGATAAGAAAGTTTTGAAGTTCTTCGAGAAGCTTGTGAAGGACTTACAGTTGAATGCAATTCTTAAATACATTAGTCATGAGTATCATATGATTGGCGACGTATTTCCGTTTATTGAGATGGAATGCCCAATATGCGGCGGTGGCGGCGTTCTTCCAACAGGCGAGTCTTGCAGACATCCTGGCGGAAAAATAAAGAGAATCGTTATATTGAATCCTGACTGGATTGAAGCTCAGAAAAACTCACTTGCTCCTGAACCAGTTTTCTCACTTATCCCAGATGAAGAGCTGAGAATGCTTGTTCAGAGAAAGAAACCAGAACAAATCTATAAGAGGCTTCCACCAAAGATTATTGGTATGATTGTTAGTGGATTACCTATCCCGCTGTCAAATCGCTGTATAAGTCATTTAAGACATAATGCCGCCCCTTATGGCGTGTATGGTACGTCTATGCTTCGTAGATTGTTTACTATTCTCGCTTATAAGACAAAGTTAATGACTGCAAACTGGATTATAGCAGAAAGACTTGTGCTTCCAGTAAGAGTAGTTAAGATCGGTGACAAAGAACGTCCTGCTACTCCTGATGACATCGCAGATGTATCCGCACAGCTATCTGCTGTAGCGAATGATCCTAATCTTACATTGATCACTCACCACGCTTTCGAGTACGAATGGTTTGGGGCGTGTAACTCTAGTGATACCAAGGCTTTATGTAAATCTGGCTGGAAGAATTATTGGGAAGTTACAGCAGATGATGAGATAATGGTATTTGATTCTAAAACAGGCAAAATGAGATATGAAAAACCATTAAAGCTTCATGAATATGATTATGATGGGGAAATGGTTAAGTTTTTCGGCAATAAAATGGATATGTTAGTAACCCCTAGTCATAAAATGCTTGGGTATAAAAGAGATCTTAAAACTGCTTATACTATGCAAGCTAAAGATTTCGCTATTATAAATGAATGTGATAGATATGTAAGATGCGTTGCGGAATATGATTCAGCAGAGCAGGTGGTTGAAGAAATTGATGTTTGTGGATATAAAGTCCCAATAGATGATTTTCTAAGATTTGCCGGGTATTATTTATCAGAGGGACATTGTGAATTTAAGCCTGAGAAACGACGTTATATAGTTTCGATAGGTCAGTCTCCATCCGCCAACCCAGAATACTGTGAAGAAATAGATGAAATTATGCCTTCGCTTGGCATGAAGTTTAGTAAATATGCCTATGAAGGTAGAGCCACAACATGGAACATTTTGATGAAGGATGTAGCAAGGCAAATAGGTGAATGGTTTGGTCATAATTCTAATGAAAAGAAAATTCCCAATTGGATAAAGAATTTGCCTCCTGAAAAACTTATGATTTTGGCAGAGGCGTATTGCAAGGGAGACGCATCAAAATATGTATATGATGAATCTTTCGCAATTCAAGCAGGGACTAATAGTAAAAATTTAGCCGATGATATGCTAGAAGTCTTGTTTAAATGCGGATTATCACCTGTGCTAAGTCAGTATAGAAAAGGTAAGCAATATGTAATTAATTGTAATATGACAGATAACGGAAAGGGTCGTTTCCCAAGAATAAAAGATGATCATGTTTCTAAAGAATACTATAAAGGCAAAGTATGGTGTTTCGAGACTTCTACTGGATTCTTCGTGACTATGCGTAATGGAAAGATTGCTATTCAGGGAAATTCTGGAAAGATACATAATATAACTGCCGAAATGGATGCTATTGGAAAAGAGATTCTTGACGGGATGATGTTGAACCAGAGCCTTTTAAATGGTGAAGGTCCAGCGTGGGGAAGTGCTCAGGTTGGTGTCGAAGCTTTGATACGCCGTTTACAGGGATGGCAAAACATTTTAAGTGAATGGATTGAGCAACATATCTTCCTGCCTGTTTCTATGATGCAAGGTTTTAGGGACGATGAAGAATCTGAAATGGTTGGAGAAGAAGTATGGCTCAAGCCAACTATCAAATGGAATGATCTTAACCTTAGAGACAATTCTAATAAGATGCAGATGTTTATGCAAATGAATGATAAAGGTCTTGTTTCTAATGATACGCTTCTTAAAGAGTTTGGTCTTAGCTATGATGATGAGCTTCAGAAGATAAGAGAAGAGATGATTATGGCTGGTCCTCAAGGTCAACTTGGTGGACAAGAAGGTGGCGGTATGGGAGGCATGGGCGGAGGAGGCGGTGGCGCTCCTATGGATATGGGCGGTGGCGGCGCGCCTGGCGCACCTGGCGGCGCTCCCGGCGCACCTGGCGGAGAAATGGGTGGCGCTCCAGGCATGGAAGGTATGGGAGGTATGGGAGGTATGGGAGGAGGCATGGGTGGCGCTCCTGGCGGAGCACCTGGAATGCCTGCGGCAGCAGAAGGTTTCAAGGTCACTAAGAGAGGCAAAGGTGGCAAATCGTTTATGGAGCAGATGCAAGAGCAACAAAAGGCTAAGTCTGTTAAGATGCCTTTGGCTCTGACTAAGCTTGAGTCTCAGATGTATAATATGTTGAGCGGCATGAAAGTCCCGTATAACTTATATGGTCAATACAAGGTTCAAGTCCCAGGACAACAATTTCCTTTCAATATAGATTTTGCTTATCCTGCTGTCGGCGTTGGCATAGAGGCAGATGGTCAGAAATGGCATGAAGATGCTGAATCAAAAGCTAGAGACAAAGCTAGAGATGTGAAGCTGGCTAACATTGGATGGAGAATAATGAGATTTAATGAGAACGCCATAGAGGATTCACCAGCAGAAGTGCAGAAAGTTATATATCAGCAATTGAGTGCTGCTGAAAAAGAAAAGAGAAAAAGAGTCAAAGCCGCTGATGCAGATTTCAGTATGATTAAAGTTGCTGCTGGTCATATAATCTTAGATTATATTAACCAAGAGAATGTGATAATTGATAAAGAGATTCTTCCTAATAACCTTGGATGTGTTTACCTAATAGGGACTAAATAATGTTTAATTTGCACAAATCTATGATAAGTACAGATAGGCAAATGTCTGGTTTGCATAAGGCTTATGTAGACATAGATTCTTTAATTAAAGATGCAAGTCGCAAAAGGATTAAAGACCGTGGTATAGACTGGAAAGAAGCATACCGCGAGAAGTCTGATGACTTGAAGATAAGGTTTGACAGAGATATAGGTCAAGGCGCTTACTACAGATGGGAAGGTCATGATTATACTACAGATGCAGATTATTTCATTATTGTAGGACCGGCATTAACCAAACAGGGTAAGAAGAGATTCTTCTCTGGTATCAAAAGATTGCCTCCAAAATGGAAAAGGAAGAAGATATATGCGCCTAGCGGAGAATACTTCAGCACTATAGCTAGCGCATTGAGTCACGCCGTAGAGATGTGGGGTTTGTCTTATCCACAGAATCAAAGGAACTATACATTGCACGATCTTGCTAATGTAAACATTCCAAGACACGTTAAAACGTAATGTTTTCTACTCAAAATACCTATTTTTCTATTTCTTAAAGGATAGTTTCTGCGAAGTTAGAACTTATTCGTAGATGTTTGGTAATTTTTTAGTCTGAATGAGGTTATTCTAATGGACGGTTCTAGTTGGTATAAAATAGGTGAAGTAGTCGGCTACGCAACTGCCGGTTTTGTTATCGCTTGCGTGATAAAACTTTATGCTCATTTTAAGGGCAAAAAGAAAGATTTTAAGTTCGACTTCAATAAGATGAGTGCTACAGACATTCGGTTGATTGAATTGTTATCTGGGCTTAGGGTCACAACTGGGGCTGATCGAGTTCATTTATACAGATTTCACAATGGAGGAGATTTTATCGATGGATCTCCTATAAAGAAAGTCTCTTGTACTCATGAGACAGTTGCGACTGGTATATCTCATGAGATTGCAGGATTACAGAATATACAATGTTCTATCAATTTATCTATTATACAAATGCTATCTTCTGGGAATAATAATATAGTCTACACTGATTCTCTCCAAGATTCTTTCTTAAAGAGCAATTTAGTTTCCAAGAATGTCAAAGCTTTTGTTGTGACACCGATATATAAGCAATCTCTTGCATCTTCAAGTATGATTATCGGGTATCTCAAATTGCATTTCTGCAATCTTGACAACATTCCAGAGGAAAATGGAAAGAAGGTAGAGAATATAGACATTGCGAAAGAATGTGCTAAGCTAGTCAGCGTAGAGCTTTTAAAGGAATAACTTATGGCTATAGATAAAAAAGCAAATTATAAAATCGTATCTTTGGACACTTTGAATGATCCTGTCAATTGGGAAGAAATCAATACTTCCTTCATTAAGACAGCAAAGGTTAATAAGGACAAAACAGATTTAGGCGGTTTTGATCTTACCTCTGCTATCAAGGATCATCCAGAACATTTATTTGTCAAGATTTTTGCTATCAAGGCAAATGAAGTCAATGACAATGCAGATTACTTCTCCACTAAAGAACTTAAGAAAGCTTATGAAACATTTGTTGGCGTTCCTATGTTCTGCAATCACCAGAATGATGATATAGAGAAGGCAAGAGGCAAAGTAGTCCATTCTTGGTACGATGATGACAAAGATGGTATTTATATTATAGGGATGGTAGATAAGACTGCTTACCCTAAACTTGCTAGAGGAATAGAAGAAAACTATATTACTGGTTCTTCTATGGGATGCTCTGTAAGTTATTCTCTATGCTCTATTTGCCATAATAAGGCGCATGTTGCAGATGAGTATTGCACACATATCAAAGAGAAGAAGAATAGAAAAGTATCTGGCAATTACAAATGCCAGTATCACGATAGCCCAAGTAAACCAAATGACGCTTGCCCAGTTTGCCACAAAAAGAAAGGCGAAACCAATGAGCTTATCCAGAAAGAGGCTCATGTTTATGAACATAACTTCGACATTAAGTTTATTGAAGACAGTTTTGTTGTAAATCCTGCTTGCCATGATTGCAATGTAGAAAAGATTTTGAATGCATCTGAATTGTCTAAGAAAGTAGCAGGCATGAGAAATGTTGTTACTAAACTTGGAAAAGCAATTGAGTGCAGTAATGGAATGTGCGATCTCGAAAAAGTCGCGGGCAAGAAAGAAATTGAGTTCCTTAATGACGCGATGAATAAGATGGAAATAGTTGCTAAATCTATGATGTCTCAGAAAGAGAAGATTTCTATGGAGTATGTCACTGACATCGTTGAGGCAATGTCATCTATACAGGGAACAATAGACGAGCTTGTAGAAATGGGTATTTTACAGATCCCATCTCCTACAAATATAGATTGGAACATAGGTTTACCCACAAGTTCATCTGGTATGAATGTAAATACGACTGGTGCCGCTGGAGAACAAATGCAGGCTTCTCAGCCACAAGCTGCTCCGCAGCCAGTTCAACAACCAACTGGCAATCCAAATGTTCAAACAGAGGGTATGGGAAACCTTGGATATGTCACTACGCCGAAAAATTCAAATACCAATCTGGAAAAAATAAAGGAAGTTTTAGCCAAATCTCAGAAGATTATGGATAGGATACAAAAAGTCAGTGAATATGTATATACACTACAGTCACAAGATAAAGAGAACAAGGAGCTTAATATAATGGCAAATTCTAATGATAAGGTCGAGAAAGTTGCTGGAAATCCAACGGATGTCACAACTGAAAGGCAGCTTGATAGCGCCAAATTTACAGGGGAAAGATGGGATAAAGCCCCAGATAAAATTACTGAAAAACAGCTTGATAACGTCGATGAGAATGTCAAGGCAAACGTTACGACCAGCACAAGTCCACAAGAAAGATTAGGGACTTATGAAGTTATTACAGAGAAACAGCTTGATAGCATTACTAGCGGTTATATAACTCGCTGGGGTGATGCACCTGATGTCATTACTGAAAAGCAATGGACAGACGTAAGCAGATGGATTGGTTCTAAGTTGAGTAATGACCAGAGCGACAGAATTACTGAAAAACAGCTTCTGGATTTTCGCACCAACCATCGTTTCGTCGTTCCAGAGACTATCACACAGAAACAGCTAAGCGATCAGGACGGCGCTCTTGCTCGTTGGGCTTATACTTATGATCCTATCAAAACCGCAAAGGCTGCTATGGAAGCAATTTCTGATGTTATCGCTTTCTATGGCAAGACCCCAAGCGAGATTTATAAAGCCGCTTCAACATTAAACGGTTCAGTAGAGAACAAGGCAAAGGCATCTTTCCTTGTTGCTATTAACTCTATGCCTCACAAGGCAGAAGCTGTTCAGAATGAAAAGGAAAGAATGTCTTACTTCTCAAAGATCGCATCTAGCGGAGTTAAGACCCCTGACACTATTGACGCTTTGATCGTGGCAATGGCAAGCAAGGTACAAGACATTAGCGCTGATGACATCGTAGAAGCAATCGGGGTTGTTTCCGCGAACAGCAAGGCAATGGCAACCGTAGAGAAGTCTGCATCTGAAAAGATCAACACTACTCCAAAGGTTTCTCAGCCAGTAAATAAGACATCTCAGCTTTTGAATGCTATCAATCAAATTGACAGACCAGAAGATGGCGTATATCAGATTTATTCGACTGTAAAGGAAATTGGTATTGCTCCAAAGGCAGATAATAAGGCTGCTTTCTTGAAGGCTGCTCATAAGTTTGCAAGTCAGCAGATTGCTGATAGCGGTTTGAAGTTCGTTATCACGAAGGTAGATACCGATAAGAGCAAGGGTCTTGTAGTTTTGACTGCTAAAGACGTAAGCAAACTCAATGATAATGAGAAGAAAGTATTTGCTCAGTATAGCGATCCTGGCATGTTTGGTGATGAGGATAAGTCCCTTAAAGGAACACGCAGACCTGCATTAGATCCATCTGCTGGACTTGGCATGGAAGGCGATCTTGGCGGAGATGAAGGTTTTGAAATGGATGATCTTTCTGGTGATAAGGGAGGTTTCGGTGAACCATCGAATTCTGATCTTGACGCTATTGAGGGAAATCCAGTAGGTGACGAAACTCTTAATCCTCTTGCCGATGATTTCGGAGCAGAAGATGATTTGGGCGCGGAGACAGGCGGCGAGGCACTTCCAGGTGAAGTAATCCCAGGTGGAGACGTAGGTCTTGATGGAGAGAATGATCTTGGAGGAGAACTAGGTGGCGAGTCCGGTGGCGAGTTCGGTGGTGAGTTCGGTGGCGAAGAGCCTGCCGGAATTGGCGCTGGCATGGGTCAAGGACCAGCAGCTAGAATGCCAAGAGATAGAGCTTTCGCAACTTCTCGTAAGCAGATTAGAACTGCAATGAAGAAAGAATCTCAGATGCTTGGTGGAGAGATGGGTGGTGGTGTAGGTGGAGGAACAACGCTTCCTCAGCCTCCAGCAGCCGCTCCGGGTGGCGCTCCTGGCGCACAAACTCCTCCTCCAGTAGAGAGCTTTGAGCAGTCTGATCTTGGCGAAGGTCTTGAAGGCGGTGACGATCAGAATCTTGATCCGAAGCCACCGGGTTCAGTTTGCCCAGTATGTACTTCAGCAGACGTTGACATTGTTAATGGATCTGGTAAGTGCAATAACTGTGGTTCTGAATTCAGATTTAAAGTATTGGTTGAAGTTGCAAGATGGGCAAACCTTCTTGAAAACGACAGCGAAGATAAGGAAGGCGAAGAAGGCGCAGGCGAAGAGGGGGCAGAAGGCGAAGGCTTTGAGCTTCCAGAAGCAGGCGCAGAAGCACCTGCCGCTGGTGCAGCACCTGAGGGTGGTATGCCAGCCGGTGGCGCTCCTGCAATGCCAGCCGCCGCCAGCGTAAAGAATGATTTGGTAACGAAGTTTGCATCTATGGTAGAGCTTAACCCAGAGTCTTTGAAGAAGGCTTCTGCTGGTGGCGTTAAGAAGATCGGTTCGGTAAGCCCGATTACTGGTTCTTCTAATACGCTTGATCTTGGCAAGGGTAAGCATGTTTGCTTGGATTCTGGACGCGAGTACAGAGTAGCATTCTCTATCGACAAGAAAGATCCTAAGAAAGCTTTCGCACAGTGGGAATGGGATATCACTCCTGTTATCACTGAATGCCCAAGTTGCTCTAGAGCAAAGAAAGCATTTGCAAGCGCTTTGAAGACTGTAAAAGTCAGCGAAGAACAGTTTGATAAGATGTCATTCAAAGACAAGGGCAAAGTAATTCTTGCTCTCAAGAAAGCCGGTAAGCTTGGAACAATTAAGACTGCAAGCACAAATGATTCTGTTCTTGCTATGTACAAGAAAGCAACATTCAGCCTTGGCGATGACAAGTTCCCAATGGAATCTTGCATGGAAAGAGTTGCCCGTAGATATGGCAAAGAAGCTCTTGCAATGAGCGGACCATGCGAAGGCAAGCCTCTTTATGAGTGCGTATGCAATTCTTTGAAGAAGGCAAATGTATATTCTAACCAGATGGCAATGAAGGTTGCCGGAATCTGGAGCGAAGAAGAAGGCACAACTGAATGTAATGAAGATTACATCAGAATGGGCTTCAAGACGAAAGAAGCTTCTACGATTTGCAATTGCTTGAAGATGAAGTATGCTGGCATCGAAGATATGCTTGCAGAAGGCATTGGACAGGCAATTGGCAATTCTGGAATGGAAGAGACACAAGGCGTACAGCCTCAGGCAGAGGAAGAGACAGATCCGTTTGATGATCCAGATGGTGGTGGAAATGGTGGCGCTCCCGCTCCAGAGATGAGTGGCGATGATAACGGCGGTGAGATGGGTTCTTCTCCAGTAGAGGAAGGCATTGTAGAGAATGGTCCTGCTGGCGAGACAGTAAGTATTGAACTTCCTATGGAAGTCGCAAAGCAGCTTGACGAAGCTCTTGACACTCAGGTTCATCCGGGTGGCGAGGAAGGCGAAGCTGGTGAAGCTGGCGAGATTGAGATTCCTTTTGGTGAGACTCCAGAAGGTGTTGAAATTGAGCTTGAAGTAAAGCCAGAAAACTCTGAAATGGGTAATGAAGCTGTTGAGAATAAAGTAGATGATGTTGTAGAAAATACAGTAGAAAATGATGTAAATGAGGAAGGCGGAAACGAGAACCCATTTGCAGAAAAAGAGGAAAATACAGAAGGATCCGAGGGTTCTGAAAAAGAATGTCCATGCGGAAAAACCAATCCAGCAAAAAATCTTCAGAATAATAAAGGAGATTCTATGCCAAATAAGGAAAGTAATATGGAGAAGGCAGGAGATGAGAATCCTGTCGAAGCGGAGTCCAATATGTATATGAGAAAAGGCTATATCGGAAATACTGGAGAGGTCAATCTTGACCTGTCTGGTGTTATCGCAGCTTTGAGCAAAAAGGCTGGCAGCGTAAAGACGAAACCAGCTCAAGACGTTGCAAAAGACAGCGTTGGAAACATTGGTGATGGAAGTCAGGCTTTGGGCGACGAGAAACCATTCAAAGCAGAGTCTCCATCTGTTCCGAGAGGCAATGCTGCTATGGGGCAAGAGAAACCTCCAAAGGCAAGCATAGCTGATGTATTCACAGGTCCAGCACAGATGGGAAATGAGGAACTTGATTCTGAATTGACTGACACCGCAACAGGCGGAGAAAAGGGCGCTGGCGGGGAAGAGAAGGCTGCTTTCGTAATGTCTACTCCAAAGAGCAGAATGGACGAACTTGTAATGAGAATTGCAGAAAAGATGCAGAGAAAGTTCCCGCAGGATGATCCAGATATCGGCAAGACGACTGGAACTGGTTTCATCGGACATGAGGAAGAAAGTATTGGCGCAGTACCGAAAGCAAAGCCAGCCAAGGACCAAAAGGTTCCAACTGGTGACGGATTCATCGGAAAAGAAAAAGAGTCCATTGGCGAGAAGCCAACAGAAAAGAATGCTCCAGAGATTCCATCCAAGGATGCAAGAATCGGCGGAGAGAAAGATAATCCAGCCATCAAGTCTGAAAAGACAAATCAAATGACTGGTAATGATTCACAGAAAGGAAACGTGACTGCAAGTAAGAAGGAGTCCAATGACAGAGTAAATGAGGCATTCAGAATCGCCGGACGCATGCTTGAAACAGGCATGATCAAGGCAGCAGAATTGTCCTCAAAGGTATCTGAACTTAGCGAATATAGGATCGCACAGCTAAAGGATATTGAGAAATCAATGTTCTCAAGCAAGAAAGGACTCAACGCAGCATCAGACGGTTTGGAACAAGCCGTGATTATCAGCGAGGCAAGTACTCATGCTAATAATCAGAAGAATGCTCAAAGCGAATTGTCAAACAAGCTTTCAACCTTGTTTAGCCTTAGCAAACAGGTTGCTGAAGCTGATTCGGATGAGTTGGTTCAACTTAGAAAACAGTATGGTAGATAATTTTTTAACAAACAACAAGGAGAACAACAATGGCACTTATTAACATTTATCATGTAGTAGCGGATCAGCTTCCTGTCAATCAGGACTTCATTGCCGACATTATGGCTGGCATGTGCGTAAAGATCGATGATGACGGAACAGTAACAAAGTGTGATACTGCTGGCGAGTTGGTTTATGGTATCGCAGGGGACACTCAGTCCAATACGACAGCTGGAACAGCTTATGCTGACAACATCATCACTGGCGCATACGGCGCTTTGGCCCGTAGCACTCAGAACCGCGTATCTGACAACTTCAATGAGACTGGCGCTTCTGGTCTTATGACTGTCTATACCTCTGGCGGAAAGTTCGCCACTGACGAATATGATACCACAAGAGAAGACAGTCTTACCCCAGGAACAAAGCTTTACACCAACAACGCCGGTCTTTTGTCTGACGTAGCTGGTGCAGGTAATGTAGTTGGAATCGTAGTTTCTGCTCCCGCCGCTTATCCAAGTGGAGTCCCGGGCACAGACATCAATGGTTCCATGTCTTTGGGAACTTACTTGATCTTTAAGCTTATCGCTTAATTTTAGGAACACTTTAATTCAGATTTCATAAAGGAACTGATACAAAAAATAGGAGAATTACAATGGCATTTGCAAAGAATTCATTGACAGACAAAGAGAAAGAGGAAATCATTGCGCAGGCAATGGAGACAGAAGAAGGGCGTGTTGCATTGGCACAGGCTATGGTCGAGCCAATTAGACGCGCTTTGGAATACCAGGCTGTAGGTCGTAAGCTACTTATGGTAGACGAACTCCCACAGGGCGCACTTGCTCGTTACGAGAGAGATCCGGCTGCAATCGCACACGTTGTTGCCCGCAAAGGCGCTGTACCTGATATGTTCGTAGAGGGCGAAGAGGTGCTTGTCCCGACCTTCGAAATCGCAGCTCACCCAACAGTTAAGCTTTCCGAGATTAAGGCACGTAGATTCTACATTGTAGATCGTGCCCAAATCAAGGCAAAAGAAGCCATTCAGAAAGAGGAAGATACAAATATCTTCCGCGCTTTGTTGGCTGCTGTTGACGCAAGAGGCGATCAGATCGTTGTCGAGACTGGCGACGTACTCACCCCAGAAAGCATGAACGATGCTTACTACTACATCGAGAGACATGACCTCGTTTGCACCAAGATCGTCATGCATGCTCGTCAGTTCGCAGCGGTTCGTCTTTTCGGAAAAGAGTTCTATGACGAAGCATCTCAGCGTGAGATTATCACGACTGGATTGTTTGGTCACCTTTGGACTGCTGACATCCACGTCAGCTCTCGTATGCCGGTTGATACCGTATTGGTAGTTGCATCACCTGACACGGTAGGCGCTTTCCCAATCAGACAGGACATCACCGTACTTCCTGCTGACGATCCTAAGAAACTTCGCTTGGGCTGGGTGATATATGAGGAGATCGGAATCGCGATCATCAATGACTATGCAATAGCAAAAGTCACTGTACCCGCCTCATCTGCCCATCCTGCTTAATCTTAATTGATTAAGATGTGAACAGAAAAAGGGGAGGATAAGAAATTGTCCTCCCTCTTTTTTGCGCATAGATAAAAAAGTTAAAGGATAATTCCCCATTTACCGATAATGTGATTGTATAGGCAGTATAATCTTGCATAAGGAGAAATATATGAGAGAACAACCGCATTATTTAGAGTTATTGACAGAAGAGTTTTTCAAAGAGTATTACGTCGCGAAAAGGATGTCCTTTCCTGATATATCAGAAATGTTGCAGAAACAGGGGAAGAACGTAGCAATAGGAACAGTATACAAGTATGCTAAGAAGCTTGGTTTCGGCAGAAGCATATCTGAGGGGAAAAGAAATGAAGATCCTAATCCATTAGATTATAATATATCATATTTATCTGAGAACTTGATAGAATCTATTGACGGGTTTCTAATAGGTGATGGCTGTATTGGTCTTGCGTCCAATAAAGATATACATTCGGCAAGGCTTAGATGCGGTTTAGAGCATGAGGAATTTTGCCGTTATTTTATGAATTGTTTTTGTGAGTATCGACCAACGGTAGATAAATATAATAGCAACAAAATGAAGCAAGGCTTTGTATGGTGTGGAAGTAGTAAGTTTCATCCAGATCTTTATCATCAATACATGCGATGGTATCCAGAAAATTCCGCGGGAAAAAGAGTAAAGTACCCTCCTCAAGATGTTCGCATAACTCCTAAGTCAGTTATGATGTGGTATCTTGGAGATGGATCTGTTGTCTGTCAGAATAACACTATTGTATTGCGTTTATCTACAGACGGATTCGCACCAGAAGGCGTAGAATACCTTGTGGCGCGTTTAATGGATAAGGGTATCCAATGCCATAAGAACGGGTATAATCGCATCCAGATTGATGCCAAAGGCATTCCTGCCTTCTTTGACTTTATTGGCAGGAAGTCTCCAGTTAAATGTTATGATTACAAGTTTGATATACCTGAGTGGAGATTCGCCGCGAAGAGAATGAGTGAAGTTGCAGAGGAGTTAGGGATTGATTATACTCATTTAGCATATCTTGTGAAGGTTGGGAAGATTGGGTGTTATAGGGCGACAGAGAAGGGGAAGCCAAGGTTTTTGCCAGAGCATATCGAAGAGATAAAGAAGCATTTTGGCAAGTAATATACGAAGACGTTGGAATAGCAATCATAAATGTTAGTGCCTTGTTTTGTGAAACGCAAATAGGGTAAAATAGTTAAGGGGTTGTGCTATCCATAAAGTGAGGGAAAATGAACCGTCAGAAAGAGTTTAGGGAGATAAGAGGCAAGACGATAAGGGAAGCGAAATTGCTTTCTTGTGGTTATGCCATTACTTTCACTGACATTGGCGGAGACTCTTATACATTATATGACCCTTCACGTTCTGGAAGATTTCTTTTCGTTAATGGCAAATTAGAAGACTTGATTAAGCGAAAGATAGCTCAGGCTTATGAGAGAACTGAAAATAAGGATGAAGTTTATTATGTATTTGAATCCGGTGATGGGGAAGGGATTTATGTGATTATCAGGCTATTAGCTATGGATCAATTAAATTGTAAATGGGTTGTTAAATACAATAAGAAAGTTCCTGCCATAGAAGAACCAAAAAAGTTCAGGTTTATTGACATATGACAATTGTATCATTTGAAGAAATAGTGGGGAAGACTTTAAGGAATGCAATCTTTTCGTCTGATTTCTCGACATTGATACTTACTGATGAAGATTATCATGTCTATAAGTTAGAAGAAACCACTAAGACGGGGAAACTTCATCTTGATGGGAGTCTGGAGTATTTAATAGGTTCTGAGATTATGGTAGCACAGACTATTTTCGCTAGCTATAAGACGACATATCATTTTATCACTCACAAAGGATATGTTTATATTGAATGAAGAAATCATTCGCATACTTGCGTAGCAAGGTATTCCAGTGGCATTGAAGATAATGAAGAAGATAAGGAAATTGTAATACATCAACCGTTTAGGTTTTTGGATATATAATGTTAATAAGAGCAAGTGATGAAAAAATGACGTTGAAAGATGCGATGAGCCATTTCAAAATAACTCATTATAGTATCTTAAACATATCTGACGATATACATCCTGTTGCTATGTATAATGATGAGTATTCAGATAGGTTATTTGACATCGCTATGATGGCTAAAGATGTTTACTTGGCGTTGTGTATTGTGGACTTAGAGAAGCAGATTTACATATCAGCAATTCTTTCGCGATTTAAGGAGAATATAGATGGACAAAGACATTAATTTAGAAGACGTATTTGATAAAGAAGAGTTAGATGCTTTACGCGCTGCTTTGACGCATTACATTGATGATTACCGTTATGACCATTCACGGGAAAATGAAATAGATATATTATCAGATATAGGCAATAAAATATGGAAGACTTTAGGAACCCTCGATGCGTTAGAAAAAGAGCTTCCTGATGAACCTTATCCTGATAGAGATTACCCAATTCCTCAAGATTTCTACTTTGCCATATTTGCGCCGAAAAATTCAAATCCTACGGGACAAAAGATAGTATTTATTACTACGAAATACCATTTCATTAAGAATAAGAGAGTTCTGATGAGTGGCGGAGAGGGATGTATTTACGATCTTGGCAAGCCAGAAGGTTTTGAATACTATTTTCTTGATAATTGTGAAAATGAGGATCAGCAATTTTGGTATTCTGATGGCGATGAGCAAGAAATGAGAGAGAATATGATAGATTATGGTTTTACAGAGAACAAAGATTTGTTGAATGTACTTGAGAAAGAGATAGAAAGGATGTGGGATAGGAGCTTCGTTTTTTCAAGGGAACGTGAAGAATAATGTTTTATTATTATGGCGCGAAAAATATGTTAGCCAAGCATTATCCTCCGCCAAAATACAATTTGATTATAGAGCCTTTCGCTGGTTCTGCCGCCTATTCTTGTTATCATTTGATGAAAGATAAGAGTAAACAAGCTGTATTATACGAAAAGGATTTGACAGTTGTTGACGCTTGGAGTAAGGTTCGATTTCTTACAAGAGAGGAGATAGAGAATTACCCAGTTCCGAAGATAGGAGAGTATACAAGTGACTTTCTTATTATGACTTGTGCAGTATCAAACGCAGCATCTAAATGCAATAAAATGAAGTACACAGAAAGGATGGATAAGGTTTTCCAGATACAGAAAAAAAGAATACTCAGGCTTTTTGATATAAGGAATAGGATTTGGGTTTGGAGTGGAGATTATTCTCTCGCTTCTGATATAGAAGCTACTTGGTTTATAGATCCTCCATATCAAGTCTTACAAGCAAGTACAACAGCATTCCCTAATGGCAATGGCTATTCTAGAACTTGCGGAGCAGATTGTATTGACTATAAGAAGCTAGCAGACTTCTGTAAATCGAGAAAAGGTCAAGTGATAGTATGTGAGAAAGAGGGTGCTAACTGGATGGATTTCCAAGTCTTTAAGACGAATAAAACGTCATTGAATAAGAAGTATAACGAGGTAATTTATGTTGCCGGTTAACGAAATCATATGTGGCAATTGTATTGATGTAATGAAAGAGATTGATGCAGATAGCATTGATCTTATTTTCTCTGATCCCCCTTTCAACCTTGGCAAAGATTATGGAGATACAAGTAAAGATGATTTGTCTTTTGACAAGTACATTGAATGGTGTGATGAGTGGGTTAAGGAATGCTGCCGCATACTGAAACCTACTGGCAGTATTTACATTATGAACATATCTGAGAACATATGGATCTTTCAAAGGATCTTTCATGACTTAGGATTGCGTTTCAAAAATATGATAGCGTGGAAAAACTCATCTTTGCCTGTTAAGAATAGGTATTGTCTGAACTTCCAGCCTATCTTATTCTATACGAAGTCAGATAAATACACTTTCAATTATGGCTATGAAAGTCATATCAGTAATGCGGCAATGCCTTGGAGCAGGAAGAATAAGGGTAATTTGATGATTGACCAATGGAATGATATACCTTTCATTGCTGGTGGATGTATGGCATCCAAGGAAGCTATTTTAGAAGAAGGCGCTAAGAAGAAAGCACATCCTTGTCAGATGCCGTTGAAGCTTGCTAATCGTATTATAGGCTTTTCGAGCAATGAGAATGATCTTGCTTTAGATCCGTTTGTCGGAAGTGGAACTTTCGCTTTGTCTGCCAAAATGATGGGGAGAAAGTATATTGGAATCGATATCAATAGTAAGTATTGTGATATAGCGCAGAAGAGGATAGAAGACAGCAAAGACAATGATTTATTTGCGGGGGATAGAAATGAAATTTGAAACAAAATATAACATCGGTGATAAGGTTTGGGTAATGGTTCAAAAGACAACTCTTTTGAGAGAAAAGACATGCCCGTCTTGTGGTCATCAGGAATGTGAATATACTAAGCTTCCTAAGATTATCCAAAGAGAGATATGTACTGTTGCAGCAGATACTAGAATAGAATATGATGGTTCTGTGTCTAGTGGTATTTCTTACGAGCTTCGAGGAGGAGATGAAGCAGACATTTTTCCAAATCATGCGCACTATCTTGATGAAAAAGAAGTATTTGCTACAAAAGAGGAAGCAGAAGCTTATTACGCGAATAAGAAAGAATGATTATTATAAGAAAAAGATCTTCATTTGTACAACCGAAAGAGGTTATTATTGCAAAAAAAACCTAGAGATAAGAAAATAGCCATAGTAGGGAATGCTAATCTCAAATCAGATCAGTCTGCATTGATAGATTCTTGTGATTTTGTTGTTCGTTTCAATAATTGCAGGAATTACGGCAATAATAGTGGGACTAAGGTAAGTGCTGTATGTATAACGAATACGACACTGACAGATATAAAAGATTTTGACTATAATCTGAAAGATAGGACATTTCATAAAGACATCTCTGAGATCTGGTTTCCTAGATCAATTCCAGTTCATAAGCGAATTAATCATCAGTATGACTATGAGGACGCTTCAGAAAGCATAGTTGAAGTAAACAACCTTCACTCATGCAAAATAGTTCATTTCTCTGATGAGATGAATGAGAATGTATTCCGCCTTATACGGGAAAACGGCAAAAAACCTTTCATCTGTCCCAGCTCTGGCATATTAGCCATTGAGTATATTTTGGGAGAAGATAGGTTCAAAGAGTATAATAAGTTTGTATTCGGATTTAACTTCTATATGAGGGGCGAGGATATATTAGGATGGTACGGTCATCCCTGGAGAATAGAGAAGAAGATTGTCCTTACTTACGCTGCCACAAGAGATGACTTTAGTTTTACTCATATCTAAAGGAAAGCGACATATTTCTTTGTACTTATTAATATGAATTGGTACAAGAAAATTGCGGCGAATGAAGAATATAGATTCACTCCACATAGCCCAGATGGGTTTTATGAAGATGGATATGAAGATGTCGATCATTCTGATTTGGCTAACCAAGCAGATCAGATAGCAAATAGCTCAGGAATCAGGATACTGAGAGACAAAGAACTCAATCAGACTGTTAGAGACAGTTCAGGGAAGGTCGTAGGCGCTCTGTATACGTCTATAATCAATGATGTCTTTTCTTTTGATATAGTAGTCGATCCTAATTCTCAAGGTCAAGGAATAGGCTCACAGCTCGTAGAAAGTGCTATATTAGAGTTTAATAACTATAAGTTTGATATGATGCCTAATCTGAAGATGGAAGCAGACGTTGTCTCTCCAGTGATGAAGCATATTCTGGATAAGAAGGGATGGAGAGTAAAGAAGAGAGTTGGTAAGCATATAATAATGATATCGTCTAGGAGTAAATAATGAAAATCATCAGAACAGCACAATTAGATGCTCAATGGAAAATGAGACAGAGAGAGCGAATCAAGAAAATGGATACTGTGATAGTCAATGCAGAATCTTTACTTCTAGGCTTACAGAGTGATGGAGTCACTAATACTTCAGAGCTTATTCGTTTGCTTAGATCATTCAGCCAGAAATGGAATCAAGAGAAACCCGCTATTATCGAGAGAATAGAAACCGCTAAATAATGAACTGGTATAAGACATCTCAAGCCAATGCGAACGTCACTGTAAGCATTGATAAGTATGTTGAATCATTGAAGATTCAGCTTTACGATTTGTCTGCTTATGTAATGTCTGAGCAAGACAGAATAGCAAGAATGAATGTAAATGTCAACTCTTACATTTCTCAATTTCAATCTTTTGGTTTACCTGCCGAGATGATAACAGAACTGCAAAATGCTTTTACACAGAAAGATGATAGGCTGATTTCTTCTCTTGGCACAAGAATATATGATTATGTTCTGAAAGACCAGAAAGGTAAGATAGGATGGGAACAGCAACAAAAATACTTTCAAGCCGCCAGAAGCCTTCATGATGTTGCAGAGCAGATAAGACAATCTAGACCGAATCATAAGGCTTTTGACGAGAATGCTGTTGGTAAGATGATTGATGATCTATCACAAAAAACAACTGTAGAAATGCAACAGATAGCAGATTTAGTAAGGTCTGCTGTCCCAAGAGTGCAAGATTGGGGAGGCTATCAGATTGTAGTAGAAGCAAGAACTGTAGACAAAGAGGATAACTTTATGGAGCCTCAAAGCACATCTTCTGTAAGATTTGCTAAGACCTATTTAGACTTTATGCTATATAGAGACGGACAGAAAATCATAATAGATGACATTGTAGACGGCGCAGAAGGAAATGATTTCTTTGCCGACGATAGAATGAGGGCTAATTACTTTAACTTGATTAAAGAGATACAAGAGCCAGGTTCTACTCAGAAAGAAGAAAAGGCTATAAGATTGTACACTGCTCGTCCTGTCAAAGACAGGCGAATGTACGAGAATGCTCAAAGTCTACCATCTAATATATATCTTACAGACAATTTGAACAATGCAAGAGGGATAGCTTCTGAGCTGAAAGGTCAAGATGTTGTAAGAGATGTATGGCAAGTATTTATTGAGCCTAAATACCTTACAAAAACTCTTGATATGCCCGGCGAAAAGCAGTATCACACTGTTGGAGGTTCTACAGTCCCAATTCACAGAATTTCTATTGTCGATTATGGTGAATAACCTTCAAGTGAAGGTCATATCTGGTAGAATATAACAAGTTGTATTAGGGGAAGTGTCGTTTCTATTTCGGGGGAAAATGATAATGAGTAGCCTCATAGTTGAAGTGTGTAAAGTCGATAAGGTAGAAAAGCATCCGGCAGCAGATAAACTTGCTATTGCCACTGTCAAGGGTTGGAAAACTTGCATTCGTTATGATCCTGTCCATCAAAGAGCAGAGTTTAATGAGGGCGATCTGTGTGTTTATTTTCCGCCTGATTCCATTCTCCCGCCTAAATTGGCAAACAGTCCAGAGAAAGTCTGTAAAAACGAAAAGTGTCAGATGTTCAATAAGATGTCTGATGCGGGACAGGGCATTTGCGTAATTTGCGGAGAGAAATTGCAATGGAAAGATGGAACTCCCGGCAGATTGGGTGTTATGAACTATTGCGCAGAGCTTCCTAAAACTCCAGACGGAGAGAAACAACCCGGAGGCAGAGTTAAAGCTTCTCGTTTGAGAGGAGTAGAGTCTTTTGGTTTTATCATCCATATCGATCCATACAAAGGCGATGATCCTAATTGGGTTGATGGTACTGATGTAAAAGAACATTTCGGAATTACGAAGTGGGAGCCTCCAATGGAATGCTGCGATGGCGATGCCGAAAGACCTCATAGGCTTTTCCACAAGTATACCGACATTGAACATTTCGCTAACTTCCCAGATGTTATCAAAGAAGGCGAGGAAGTTGTAATTACAGAAAAGCTTCACGGATGCCTTAGAGAAGACTCTAAAGTAATGCTGGCTAATGGAGAAGAGAGAAACATATCGGAGATAATACCTGGTCAATATGTAATTTCTTTTGACCAAGAAAAAAATGAATTCGTTGAAAAAAGAGTTATAGATGTTGTGAGACAAGATAAATCGAAGGAGTGGATTAAATTGCATTTCGATAATGGAGATTTCATTTGCTGTACTGATGATCATCTGATTTTAACATCTAATAGAGGATGGGTAAGTGCTGGGCTTTTAACAGAAAATGATGAAATTAAAAGTTTTGATAAAGGATAAATCTCACTTTGCTCCGTATATATATGTATACGGTGTAAATAGGAGATTTGTTATGACTAAAAGAATTATAGCAGTATGTAAATGCCTAAAATGTAATGCGGAAGTAAATATATTTATGTCTTTGGAAAAAGCTATTAAGCATGGAGGTCCGCTTTGTATATCTTGTAGAAAAGATGATGAGAAAAGAAAAAATAAAGAATATAATGATAAAATAAGGAATTCTCCAGATGGTCAATCTCTTATTAAAATAGGATGTAGGATCTGCGGGAATGGATGCATTATTAAAAAGTATAAGGAAAAAATACATAAGAGAAAAGGCGGTCCTGTATGTAAAGATTGTTGTAAAAAGATATCTTCTGAAACAATGAAAAACACTCAAACGTCTTTTACAAAAGACCAGAGAATTATTTATAGCAAAATGGCTCGTGACGCAGTAAGCTCAGAAATGAGATCAAGTGCGGTGTCTAAGCAATGGGATAATTTCAGAAAAGATTCGGAAAAGTTCAAAGATATATGCAAAAGAAAATCAGAAAGAATGGTAAAAGTATGGGAAAATTATGATGATGAAACTAAAAATCACATCATAGATGCTTTTTGTAAAAGTTATGGGAAAAGCCGATCTACATCTTCTGATTTACTTAAAAACAAGATGATAGAAAGCAAGGTATATGATGGCTTCGTATCAGAAGAGGTATTTCATGGTTTTGTCCCTGATGAAATAAATCATGATCTAAAAATTATTGTAGAAATGTATGGAGATTTATACCATTGCAATCCTAAACGTTATAAAAATCCAGATCAATATATTACAGCTATACAAAGGACAGTGAAAGAGCAGTGGCAGAGAGATAGACGCAGACTAGCTTGTTTCTATAAACATGGTTATAGTGTCGTTGTTGTGTGGGATGGTGATTTTAGAAAATACCCAGAGCGAGAAATCGAGAGGATAAGAAATGAGATTGACAAAAAAAGAGATTTTAGAAGAACAGTTTGATCGTTGGGATCTCGTAATAGAAGATGTACATAATTTTGTAGCAAACAAAATAGTAGTACATAATTCTAATGCAAGATTCGGTAATGTTCTCGACACAGACGAGAGTGGCAAACCTATTTGGACTCTTTGTGCCGGTAGCCATGAAAATCGTAGGAAAGAGTTTGATGCAAGGGGAATACCTTCTAAGTTCTGGATGATTTTTACTCAGAACATGAAAGATATGTTGAATGAGATTATCAAGACATATGATGCAGGAGAGGACATATTCAGCGCTATCGTTTTTGGCGAGATGATAGGTCCAGGTGTTCAGGATATGCAATACGGATTGAAGGAAAAGACTGCCAGAGTCTTCGACATTGCCGTAAATAGAAGGTATATGAGCTATGATGCAAAGAAGTTTTTCTGCCTGAAATTCGAAGTGCCGATGGTCCCATTGCTTTATCGTGGACCATTTAGCAAAAAGGTATTGGAAGACCTTGTTTCTGGTCCTACTTCGTTTTGTGATCCGAATAAAGTAGTAGGCAAGTTCAAAGGTAGAGAGGGCGCTGTTGTCACTCCTGTCATTGAGAGGATTGACCCGATTATGATTCCTACTAGCACGAATGGTAGAATCATCTTGAAAGCTGTCAGCGCAGATTATTTGGCTAGGAAAGGTGGAACTGATTCACATTAATAGGAGATATAGATGGAGAAAGTAGAGTTAGAGTTTGGTATAACTCTGTATTGCGGCGATTGTTTAGAAGTATTACCTACATTAGAAAAGAACAGTATCGACTCTGTCGTGACAGATCCGCCTTACGGCATCGTTTTTATGTCTAAGGGATGGGATAAGTCTGTTCCCGGTAAAGACTTCTGGGATGCAGTAAGAGATGCGTCTAAGCCTGGCGCTATGCTATTTAGTTTTGGTGGTACTCGCACATTTCATAGATTAGCTTGCGATATTGAGGATGCTGGATGGGAGATAAGAGATTGTGTTGAATGGGTTTATGGATGTCTAAGTGAAGATACAGAGATACTCACAAGTAATGGGTGGGTACACTACCATAAAAACATAAAGGATGATCTCGTACTTTGTTATAATATAGAAACTAATGAGTATTGTTTTGATAAACCAATAAGGAGTTTCTATTATGATAACAAATATACCGCTTACAGAATTAGATCAGATAAAACAGACCAGCTCGTCTCCAGAAATCATCGTTGCGTTGTTGAACGAGAAGGAAAATTATTATTCGAACTTGCTGAAGAAGCATCACAAAAACAAGAAATATGCGTACCCATTCTGGAAAGTCTGCGAGATTTGCCAGAAACCATATCAGACATTCAATCGCACACAAGTATTAAGAAACAAGACTTGTTCGCAGCAATGCAATATGAAATCAGCCATATCGAAACGAGTGAAGAAAGATCCGAGAGATTTGAAGGGAATGATTTTAATAAAGTGCCATGTTTGCGGGAAAGAAATATGGAAGCAGAAGTGCTGGCTGAAACGGGTAAAGCATCCTACATGCTCGACTCAATGCAATGGGAAAGAGAGGGCAAAGGATCTTATAAAACACAGTCACAAAGGGGCTGCGGGGTGGACTACACAGAGCTTTATCAGCTTTGCGGCGAAAATGTCTGGACCGTTGAATCCGGCTTGGAAAGGAGGAGTGACTTACTTCCGCAAACACGGCAATTACAAACCAGTAAAATATGTCAGATGCCCGAAAGACTTTATTCAGATGGCGAGGAAAGACGGATATGTTATGGAACATCGCCTAATAGTTGCGAAAGAGATGGGGAGATGCCTTTTGAGAACGGAGACAGTTCACCATATGGACCACAATCCAGAAAACAACGACATTATGAATCTGATGTTATTTGCAAGCAATCAAGATCACAAACTATACGAGGCGAGAGGATTCCCTCTCCCTCTGTGGCGGAAATAACTCCAGTAGAATATAAAGGAAAAGTCTGGTGTGTACAGGTTCCTACTGGCGCTTTTGTCGCAAGAAGGAATGGCAAAATCTTTATTACTGGTAATTCTGGATTTCCCAAAAGTCTGGACATTTCTAAGCAGATGGACAAAGATGCTGGTGTTGAAAGAGAAGTAATTGGAATTGATGTTTCTTCTATCCGCCCAAATAATGAGAAGAATCATCAGAATGGTCAGGTAGGTGATTTCAAATTGAAATCTGAAGGAGCAGGACTTATTACTGCGCCTGCCACTGATAATGCGAAGCTTTGGGATGGGTGGGGTACAGCGCTAAAGCCTGCATTTGAACCTGTGATTGTTGCAGTGAAACCATTTGCTATATCAGATTTATGGGATATGGTTAAATCTGTTCAGAAAGAATTAGAAATCAAATTAAGGGAAAGTGGGGTAAGCGGAGAAATAAAATGGAAATGAATTGCGCCTGCCCTATTTGCGGTAAAAAGTTCTATAGATGCAAAGCCCATCAAAGAAGATGTTCTCATAATTATTGTTCACGAATATGTCAGAATACTACTCATGGTTTGTCAAAAACTAATAGATATGATATATATTTAGATGCGCAAAAGAGAGCCAAGAAAAAGAATTTTGTTTTTGATATAAAAGTGGAGGATATACCGGAGATCCCAGAAATATGTCCAGTATTGGGCATAAAATTATATCGTAATAATACGGATAAACATGGACCGATAGATAATAGTCCTTCGCTAGACAGAATCGATCCATCGCTTGGATATGTCAAAGGCAACATTATGATAATGAGCCATAAAGCTAATAGGCTAAAAAGCAATGCAACATTACAAGAGATAAGAAATTTGATGAAATTTTTGGAAACGCTGGAGGTATATAAGAATGCCGACGATACACAAAATAAATTATAATGGGAAAGATTATGATATAGTTCAAGATGATGATGGTCTTTTCGTTATGCCAGAAGATTTGAAAGTACATACTTTAAGATCTTCTCCTCTTAAACCTGCTTGGGAACCTATCATTATGGCAATGAAACCTATTGAGGGGACATTTTCTGAGAATGCTTTGAAGTATGGAGTCGCCGGTTTATGGCTTGATGGATGCAGAATCGGTTCTGGTGGTCAATGGGAATGGCAGAAACCCAGAGGTCATGGATGGGATGGATTTGATGACAATGGCGAAGGGACTCCTTATGGCGAAAGCTCCAAAGGGAGATTCCCAGCCAACTTCATTTTATCTCATTCTCCAGATTGCGTACTTAAGGGAATGAAAAAAGTCAAGGGACAAGTCAACAAGCCTTGCAATTACACTTCTGATAAGTTTAGCGGTAAGTATAATAACGGCAAATCTGGTCATTACAGAAGAGAAGTGGAGTTATGCGGAGGTCATGCTGGTCCTGATGGTATGGAAACAGTAGAAGATTGGGATTGTGTAGAAGGCTGTCCTGTTAGAATGCTTGATGAACAGAGTGGAGTATTGAAGTCTGGATCAAATTGCACTAGGACTCAAACTGGTTCTTTTATGGAGCATGGAGGACTAGGGAAAGCAGGTGATGTTCAGATTACTTATGGAGACGAAGGAGGAGCATCTAGGTTCTTCTATTGCGCCAAAGCGAGTAGAAGTGAACGCGGAGATGGGAATGAGCATCCTACAGTTAAACCAATTAAGGTTATGGAATACTTAACGAAGCTTTCGAAGACACCTACTGGCGGAGTTGTGTTAGATCCGTTTATGGGATCTGGAACAACGGGTCTTGCTTGCCTTTCTACGGGTAGAGGATTCGTAGGGATAGAGAAAGAGCCTAAGTATTTCCAGATAGCTGTTAACAGGATGAAGAAGGCTATTCAGGCATTGAAAGATTACAAGGATATGAACCAAGACATATTTGAAAATCTCTAATTTCGGCGGTAAATAAAGTATTTCGGAAAAGGCGAGGATAAATCTCGCCTTTTTCTTTTGTCGATAAAGGATAATCTTCTTTTTCTTTGTACTATAAGATTATTCTAATGGAGATCAAAATATGCCTTACGAAAGAAATAGACATGGTAGAACGATAAACCCGGCGACAGAAGACGGAGTCCTTCAGGATATACTTCAAGCACTTGGAGGAGGAACAGGAGGAACGGTTGTTCCAGTCGAAATTGTTAAAACAGTTCCATCATCTGGGACAGCAGTGAAGCTGTCAGCAACTACATTGCTAGTAAAGACATTTGGAGTTATGGCCAAGAAAATCACTGGCGCTAATTCAGGCAAAATCTATCTTGGAATGTCAACTGTGAATGCTTCCTCGCATCAAATTATAGAGCTGTCAGCTAACGATTATTTTGAATGGCCTGTTGTTTCTGGCGCTGTAATAGATCTAGCCAACATATATATCGATGCTTCTGTAAATGATGACGGAGTGGTAGGATTTTATATTCCCGCGGAGTAATTCATGGAATACTTTCAATACGTTTTGAGAAATCATCCTCTCTTTGACAAAAACTTCTATAGCGATATGAAATCTAGAGGTCATAACGATATGGAAATATATGACATGATGGAGTCTAAAAGAAATAAAAAGCAAGTCACCGCATCTAAAGATAAAATCCCTGGCGGACTCGCTGAAGGTAAAACGCCATCTGATTTCGATTCCGAAGCATTAGCAAAGGGCATATCAGTTGAAAAAGAACATACAGATGATACGGATATAGCACAAGAGATAGCAATGGATCATCTAACAGAGAACGAAAAATACTACGACTTTTTAGAAGATATGGAGCAAAAAATGGATAGCGAAACTCAAGTAAAAGAATCAATGAAGAAAAAGGCATTTGATCCAACTATAGGACAACCTTTTTCGCCAGCTCTTGAAGATCAATTTTTGAATGGTCTTCGATCCGAACTTGTAAGAAGAAAGAAAGTAGGTCCAGATGTTAGACCTCCTGGCGCTTCTTCTAAGGGCGGAAGAAGAATGAAACTAAGAAATGCTATAGACGCACTTAGAAGCAGAGAAGTAGAGCAAGCACTTACAGGCGGTCAACTAGGTAGCTTTGAAGAAGATAAAGAAAGAGATCTTGATTCCAAGTGGGACGAAATCCTCAGAAGTCATCCTCGGGCAGAAGCATCTAGTAGACTGAAAATTAAAATCGCCAAGAAGAAAGGCAAAAAGAAGGTCTATAATCCTTATGCAGTATGTACAGAAAGCGTAGGCTCAACTGCCGGGACAACTGAAAGGTCAAAATGGAACGAAGATGATAAAGATAGATATGGTAGATGTATCAAGCATGTAGACGAGAAAGAGTCTGGATGCTATTTTGATATGCTTAAAGAAGCAGAGAAATGCGATAAGAAATGCAAGAAAGACAAAGAAGATGAAGCTTTCTTCGATATAGAGAAATATGATATGGTAGACCCAATAAGAAGGTAAATAAACCCTTTTCAAAAGAACCTCCGAAAGGAGGTTTTTTTATTTCTCCGCCGATAATAGAAGCATGAAGTTCATAAATAATTCAGACAATACGGTTTATCTCGCTGATATAGACAAATATGTTTCTCCTAATGATAGGAAACCTCAAGAAATAACTCTTGATGAGACTAAGAAATCCTCTTTATTCAGAGCATATCTTAGGCTGAAGAAGTTTATTATCACAGAATGTGGCGATTCTCTATTTGAAAGGAACCTATTAAGGCTTCAGAACGATTTAGTCTTAAAAGCGGGTTCTGATACCCATCATGAGGAGAAAACGTTTCCTGACCCTTCCGGTGACCTAGAAATAATGTTCCGTGGTACGTTCTTTGACGCTGGCGGGTATTCAAAAACGAACCGTAATCTAGTGATGGGTCTTGCCAGAAATAAAGTCAAAATAGGTATCTATCCAGATTCCACTTCCCATAACAATCTAAATGAGTTAGAAATGAGAAAGATGTCATCTCTAACAAGACAGTACAGTAAGAATGCTATATACATACAAAGTGTAATTCCTAGTTTCGCAATACCTTCAAAAGACTATAAGTATAATATACTCTATACGACATTAGAATCATCATCTATGCCACAACAGTTTGTGGACTCAATTAACGCTTTTGATGAGATATGGACAACATCTGAGTTTTGCAAAAATGTTATTCTCAACCATTGCCCTAGCAAGAAAGTGATAGTGATACCTAATTCTATTGATGTCTCTTTGTATAATGACAAATGGGAACCTTCTATATTCAATCCAACGCTGAAAGGCTTTACTTTTGTAAGCGTATTTACATGGAACTATAGAAAAGGATATGACGCTTTATTGAGAGCCTATCTTGAAGAATTCGATGCTAACGATCCTGTTAGTCTACTTTTAATAACTAGACCTATGACGAGTAGCGTATCTGATTACAATATGATACAGAAAGAGATTATTGAATTTCAGAATAAATATGGCGGAGAGAAAGCAGCACATATAGCAAGATGCAGTAATGTGATAGCAGAATATAGGATGCCTAGAATATATAAGGCTTGCAAAGCTTTTGTGTCTTTCTCAAGAGGAGAAGGTTTCGGTCTTCCTTATATAGAAGCATCTATGAGCGGTATCCCTGTTATTGCGACTAACTATAGCGGTCAGACTATGTTTCTGAACTATTCTAATTCCGTTTTGGTGGATGTAGATAGTTTGAAAAAGTCTGATGGAAAAACAAACATTCACTATTGGGATGGACAGTATTTTCCCGATTTAACATCAGAAGCATTTAATTCAGATGCCAGGAAGGCGCTGAGATATGTATATGAAAATTATACAGAAGTATCAGCAAAGAACTTAAGACTTAGGAAACATATATCAGAAAATTACAAAATTGACGTTGTTGCTGGCTTAGCGCTTCGCCGTTTGAATGATATCTGGAGAAAATTATGGTAATCTTTTTAGATATGCAAAAGAAAGTAGTAACTATCTATAGCCCGAAAGGGCAATTTGAAGTCCCTTTCAAAGACGCAACGACGATAAGAAACTTTGTTGGAGATCAAAAGGTATTGTATGTTACAAAGGCTATACAAGCATCAGCCAATGAAGTAGTAAATATAGTCAAATCTTTGAATGGCTATCCTGCTCAGCCCGTTCAGCAATCATCTCCTGCTGCCAATGCTTATCAGGTTCAGCCAAAAAATGAGAAAATGTTTCTAAGAGCAAAAACCAGAGGAACTATTACTCTGCCAGATGTGAAACTAAAGTTCCAGTCGCCTCGTGATTACTATAGCGTAGATCAACTGAAACAGAAGTTCGGAGATGATGTATTTGAAAAGTCAGACTATTTGAGGAAATTTTGCGGCGAGCTTAAAATGCTTGAGGTTGTTCCAGAATCAAAGGCAATTGAATATGCCAGAAAGTGGCAAGAAGATAACCAGAAGAGAGAGCAGAAAAGAGAAGCAGCTGCTAATAGATCAGAAAGCGATAATTCAGTATCAGGTCATGATGATGTGATCACTATAGATCTCGCGAAAAACGCATTTGGTAGGGGCGGTTTACCTAATGAGTCAAATCTGCTGCCGCCAGGATCAATTTAAGGAAGAATGAACTATGAACATTCTAGTTATATGTTTGGGAAAACCATCAGATTGTTTTCTTGCGTCTAGTACCATAAAGGGGTTATCTAAAGAGTATGTCAATTCTGCTATTTATTGCCTTACTTCATGCCAGGAATCAAATCAGATCTTTTCTTTTTGTAAAGGCGTAAGAAATTCTTACGTCTTGGAAAAAGCATCAGACGAATTCTTCAAAAAAGAATTCGATAAGATTATCAATTTGAGTGTGTTTTATGACGCCAAAGATGAACAGTATCTTAAAGGAAAAATAGATGCGAAGTTCATAGAACCTACATCAGATATGTATAAGGTGCTGTCTGGCGAAACGAAAACGAATAAGAACATCTTTCAAGTTTACTATAATATGGCAGGATTAAAGTGGATGGGCGAGGGTTTTGATATAAAGTATTATCCCAAGAATAAATGCAATAATAATAGAACTGGCGTAAGTATTGCCAATGTCAATCTGAGAACATATATTATAGATAAGCTGAATTTAGATCATTCTAAGATATGGTATATTCCATTCCGCAGAAACATCTTCAAGAGAATAGATGAAGCGAATAGATGTAGACAGATAGTGACTGATGATTTTATGATGCTGAATATAGCCATTAGCTTGAGGAAGGAAGTTCATTTCTTAAAGACGATAGATTATCCTACAAAAATAGAAATGTTTGGGAGCGGCATGGTATATAATGTGCCGGTAAATATACTACAATCCATATGAAAGAAAAACAAATATCATTCAAAAAGGTAAAACCTTTGAAAGTACTAGATAAAGCAGTATCCTATAAGCCAGAGATGTTCGGTCTAAATGAAGCTTTAACTGGTACTGGAGTTTCTATGTATATCATAGGGACTGGTAATCCTTTGCATACAGACACAATTAAGCATATTGATTGCCAGTCATTTGTAGGTGGCGATTTAGACGATAAACTTGGCTATTCGACTATGCTGACTGGAATGATATGTGGTATTGCTCCTGATGTAAAAGTATATGCTGTTAAATCTATTTCAGATGATGGTAAAACTGATTACGGAACTATCGTATCTTCTGTTTTGTGGGCGATAGCAAAGAAAGCAGATATCATACTTGTACCGCCAGTCTTAGATGACAATGTCACTGTCCTTAATGACGTATTTAAGAAGGGGAGAGAGAACAATGTTTTTGTATTCTCTAATGACAAGGGAGAAGCAGCGTCTTTGTATAAAGATGTTTTCTTTGTGTCATCTAATCATTCTGATAGGTTTTCTGTTTCATTCGTTTCTGATAACAGAATATGTCTTAATATGCCTGATAATATAGAATTATGCACTACCTACAAAAGAGACTGCTATGCGAAACCAAGTGCCGATATATCATCTTTATCTATTTTGGGAGGCATCACTTCTTTGCTTATGGAGCATACTGTTCTTGATGGTGGTATACTCAAAATCGATGAGTTCAAAGATAAGATCAACAGCCTTATAAGGTAGCAATCTATTAAAGGAAAACATATCTTTTTGTGGTATACTATAGGGATATCCTTTAGGTACATAATATGCCACAAGCAATACGAGTAATAGATCTATTTAGCGAGCTATCAGATGTTAACGTTTCTAATCCACTAGCTGGAGAGATTGCTGTTTTTGATGGCGAAAAATGGATTAATGGGATAAACGCCGGTACTAGCGGCTATTCTGGATGGTCTGGAGAGAGAGGAGAATCCGGAATAAGCGGATGGTCTGGATGGTCCGGTGAATCAGGTATTGGTTTAAGCGGATTTTCTGGTCTTAACGGGATAAATGGATCAGATGGGATATCTGGTTTCTCTGGGTGGAGCGGAGAGTCTGGTTTTAATGGCATATCTGGCTTTTCAGGGGCGAATGGATTTAATGGTCTTGACGGACCATCTGGATGGTCTGGTTTTAGCGGGGCAAATGGACTTAATGGAATAAGCGGCTATTCTGGTTTCTCAGGCATTAACGGTATTGATGGCGAATCCGGATGGTCTGGCTATAGCGGATGGTCTGGGATTGATGGACTCTCTGGATGGTCTGGGATAAACGGGCTTGATGGCATATCTGGTTTTAGCGGTTGGTCTGGTGAAAGCGGGCTTTCTGGCATAGATGGGATATCTGGTTTCTCTGGGTGGGGCGGAGAATCTGGCTTCTCTGGTCTAAATGGGGAAAGCGGATGGAGTGGGTATTCTGGTCTTGATGGAATAAATGGAGAATCAGGATTTAGCGGATATTCTGGGTTGAGTGGACTTGATGGTCATGATGGAACAGACGGGGTAAGCGGATTCTCTGGATGGAGCGGCGTATCTGGTTTCTCTGGATCTAATGGCGATTCTGGTTTTAGCGGATTTTCAGGTGCCGAAGGGGAATCTGGTGCATCTGGATTCAGCGGCATTAACGGGGAAAATGGAGAATCAGGATGGAGCGGATGGTCTGGTTATAGCGGATATTCCGGACTGAGTGCTGGTTTTATAAATTACACAATAGACGGAAACGGAGAGGTTTTTTCTTCTGGTAATTCTAATTTCTATCTTCCAATTCCTTATAACTTAACGATAAATAATTACACTATATTGTCGGATTCAACAACCGTGACCACAGTTGATATACTGAAATGCGGCGGCGGGGCATATAGCCCACCCGCTACGCCTTCGGCATCTATTACATCTGGCAACTATATTATGGTATCTGGCGTTAGAGGAGCGGATTCAACTTTAACTGGATGGTCAACAACAGTGGATAGTGGAGATGTTTTAGGTTTCAACGTAGTAGCAAATAGTTTGGCTACTAAAATTATTATGACATTAGGATATACTAAATGATTAAAATAATAGACTTTAGAGAAGCTCCGGATGGATGGGATGCGGAAATAATCAGAAATAATGGGAAATGGCATATTTTCCATTTTCCCGAAAAGCCAGAAAATACTTTGCAAGAATGTGATAGACTAGATTCTGAAATGGAGAAAGAGGAGAATATAGAAAATAATATAGGATAATATGGCAGATTTCACAAGCACAACTTCAGGAGCATTTTCGGCGGGCGCAACATGGGTCGGTGGGGTTGCCCCAAATCCAACTACTGACAATCTTAAAACAATAACAATTGCCAATGGGCACACAGTCACTTATGACGTAAATAATTCTGCGCAGGCGAACGGATGGGGTTTATTTACAATAGTAGCAGGGGCGGAACTAAAGTTTGACACTACAACATCCTGCATATTAAAAATGGGGGCATTTAACATAAGCCTTAACGGGACATTAAGAGCAGGAACAAGTTTATCTCCATATCCATATAATTTACGCTCAGAGATACGGTTCTCAACTGCCAACACAATTTCATTTGGCGTTGGAAACATTCAGTTTTGGTGTGCTGCCCCGACTATTAAAGTGGTAAAACTATCTGCCCCTGCTGCATTGGGAGCAACTTCGTTATCTGTTGTCAATCTTGACGATTCTGCTTGCGATTTAAGGGATGGAAACGCATGGCTATCCGGCGATAGGATATGTGTTGATAATATAAATAAAGTAAATGATAGTGAACTATTTACATTAGGGACTAATCCCGGTGCATCAACAATTACATTACCCAGTGGTTTAGTCGCAGCGAAAATAGCTGGCACATTAGTTATATTAGTGTCGAGAAGTATCAGAGTAACTGGTAGTACAACAAACCATCTTTATGGCTCGGCTACAATGGGTGCATCACAGGTAGATTGTGAAGTGTCAGGGCAAGGGACTTCCAGTTCTATATCCTTAACATATCTATTATATAACACAACATGCAATCATGGAATTATTTGTGGAACTGGTGGAGCTACTTCGCAAGGTGTTTATGCATGGCGTGGAGGAACATTCAATGGAATAGTCACGCATATTGGTTCTGGTATAATGACCAATTATGGTTTAACCTGCGATGGAGCAATAGTCTCAGGCTGCGGAAATGCAGGATTATATAATAACTTACAAAGTTATTTCAAAAATTGTATAGTTTCTGGCTGTTCAACAGCACTAACTGGCAACCAGAATGTTAATACTTTCTACAATTGCACAATCGTCGGAAGCACTTATGGTATTGGCTCAGGCGCGGGGATATTTAAATCTTGTACAATTCAAGGCAATAATAGAGGAATATACCAAACGGATATTGTCTTGTATGATTGTGTTGTTGGTGGCGCAGGAGCATTGGCTAATACATATGACGTTTATCTGCCGAGTAGGATTACAGGTAGAGGTAGCTCACTCAATTCATCAACACAAACAATATATGTTGTGAATGAAGCCTCATCTCCCAACTCTGCTCCTAATAATAACTATATATGGTTATACGATCTTGGTGGGGTTTCAGGGGCTTTCAAGGGTTGGATGTACGCTGGCACTATGCAGAGTGCCACTGCTGGAGACCCCTATTTCTCTACCTACGGCAATAAGGTAATTAAATATTTGCCAGTTACAGCTACCTATCCGCTTTATCATGACATAGATGTTTATGCTTATCAGGGAAGAAAAATTACAATAGATTGGTATTGCAATAAGACTGTCAATTCTATGACATCAATACCAACTTTACAAATTATTGACCCTTATTATGATCCAAATTGGGGTGGTACAGTATTAACTAGCGTAGCAATGGCAGATAACACAAACAACCAAACATTATCATTAAGCTATACCCCAACTGCCTCAACTTGTGATAGAATATTAAAAATTAGAGTTACAATGACTAACGCAACTGGTAATTTATATTCTTATGTAAAAGTAAGAAACAAAATATCTGGTTATGGAGGCGTAATATAATGAGTTTTACACTATGTATCTCTTTGTCTCTTGGTTCTTCTAAAGTCTCTTTATCTCTTGTTGCACAGCTAACAGATGAATATGGAGAAAATTATATGGATCCTATATCCGATGGATTCAAAGAGATAGGCAATGGAAACTATTTATGGCGATATGACCAATTCCCAGATAATTTTCGCGGAGGAATAAAATTCTACGCAAATCCATCTAGTATACTCGCTTTTACCTCCATAAATCCAGAAGACCTTAATCTCGCTAAAGAAGAACTAGAGATTAATGTAGGACATTCATCAGAAAAGTATAATGTTAATAGTGTAGTACATCAAGATACAGGAGCGTCTATCGAAGTAGAAACAGGGACAGAAGACCCACAAAGTAAGATAGCTCAGAACGAGATAAACGAAGAAAACAGCGGAGACGTAATAGAAGTCAAAACAGGCTTAGATAACGAAGACCCTATTATAGAGATAGAAACTGGAACTGAATAATGTCAAAGAAAGTATACATATATTACAAAGAGAATGGCGAACTTGCAGATGCCTACCAAGTACAGCTAGCGTCAGAAGACGGGACTTTCGGTATCAAAGAAAGCAACGGAACTGTTGTTATTCCAAGCGGGACTTCAGTGACTAACCCATCTACAGGAAGATACGAGAAATCTTTTGATGCAGAAAATGACATTGTTTATGTCGTTTCATGGGAGATCCTTCCAAAAGAAACAGACGATCCAAAATATGTCACTCAACAGATAGGACCATTTTCTGATGTTCTAAACTCCTATTCCTGCTCAGATTTTGCTGGCAATTTCGAACAAGATGAACAATCAATTATGTTCATGAAGACATCGCGTTTGGACGGTATGCCAGTCTATGCAGATAATCTTTCAGTGACAATAACAAACTCAGATGGAGACGTTATAGACGAAGGCGTTCCTAAAATCATAAAGCCAGGCTATTACGCATATTCGTGGGAGCCAATTTCTACTACTACTCCATCTGGACAGTATCTTGCTACATGGCTTTATAACGTAGACGGAATACCTACTACATTCGTTCAAAACCTTGCCGTAGTCGAAAAGACAGATACAAAGGTATACGATAAGGTATATCCAGAACAAGTAGCAGTATTAGAATCTTACATAGAAAGCGCTCAATGTATTCCAGTGCTTTATGAACAGGCAAGACCATCAAGCGATAATAAGACATTCTACTTCTCATTCCCAAGATGGAATCAGGGCGCAGGAACAAAAGTTTATCTTAATACTCAACCCGTCACTCAAGGTATCAGAGTAGATTTCTTTAAGGGGACAATTACCTTTGAGAAGGCATTGACAAGCTATGATGTAGTCAATTGCGATTACAATTTTAGGTGGTTCTCTGATTCGGATTTGGCTATGTTTCTAACGCAGGCAGTAGGCGTATTTAATACTTATCCTCCTCATTCAAGATATACAGTCAAGTCTATCAATGATAAGTGGATTCCAGGTATCGTTTATAGAGCAGCTACAGACGCGTTAAGAAAACTGCTTTTCTCCCTTCAATTCCAGCAGCCGCAACAGGTGTTTGGTGGTAGCGAATTGGCGAAGAATGCTTTCTCTGGCTTCGAGTCACTTAAGAAGAACTATGAAGAAGATTGCAAGATCATCTTCAATAACAAAAAGCTCGGTCCTTATGTCGGTTTGACGAGAAGTATCGTAGTACCAGAGTTTACATTGCCGGGTGGGAGGTCACGCTGGTTTAGATATTTGTTCGGAACTAATAGTGGCAGCTAATTTCAGACTTATTTTATAATTTAAAGGATGTTTTGCAAAATTATCCGATATATAATATGGTTTAGGTATCTATTATATAGGAGATAATTATGAATAAAAGATATGAAAGTATTCACAGATATGATTTTTTAACGAAAGAGCTTTTAGAAGAAGAATATGTAAAAAATGGCTTAACAGATGGTCAGATTGCAGACAAATATAGCATGCCTTCTAAAACTGTAATATGGAGAAAACGTAAAAAGTTTGGGATAGAAAATAGAACACCTACTAAATCTAATAAGAACGCTTCTAAAAACAGGAAGTATAATATAGAGTTATCAGAAGCAGAAATGTTCATATCTAAAGGGATGACATATGAGGAGATAGCTGAGAAAGTAGGGTGTAGCATAATTGTTGTTAAACGCAGATTTAAAGAGCTAGGCTTGAGTAAAGAACAAAGCCATACTGATGCCTTTAAGTATTATGACATTGATCTTGATAGCAGAGAGAAACAAGTAATAACCGGTAGCCTTTTGGGTGATGGCGGCATTACAGATAGCAATGCTTATGGGTGTACCCATTCTGATAAACAATCAGAGTATTTCTTTCACAAAATGGGCAGACTAGATAGGATACATTCTGGGGCATTTCAGCATACTATAGGGACTGACCCTTATGGTAATATATGTTTTGGTTTGAGATTTACGACTGGGACAAACAAGTTTATAGAAAACATTAAAAGTATATTCTACCCGATAGATCGCAAAGTATTTCCATTAGAATACTTAATGTCTAACTTAGACACTGAGGGACTAGCATACTGGTATATGGATGATGGTTCATTTAGCGATGGAAACCAGTCTAGATTCCATATAGAAGGACTATATTATGAAGATGCTCTATTATGCCAAAGGCTTTTTATCGAGAAATTCAATATGGATGCTAGACTGATAGAGAAAAAGCGTAAAGAGTTTACTTATAAACAACATTATCTTTCCTTAACTGTGGACTCAAGTAGGCATTTGATAGATATGATAAGACCGTTTATACATCCATCGATGATGTATAAAATAGGGGAATGATTTCATTCTCTTAAAGGATTCTTTCTTTTTCTGCGCGAAAATAGAGATATATTAAGCGGAGAAATAGTAATGAATTGGTATCACATACAGAAAGAGGCGTCTATAGATGCTGAAGCCATTTATCAGGCTTTGAAGGCTGATGTCTCTGCTGTTATAACTCTTTACAGAGGCGTAAAACCTTTACACTGGAAATGGTATGCCATGTCTAAATATATCCCGCATGGTACTTGCTTTTCTCAAGATCAATCGTATGCATCGGAATATGGTCATTGTTTAATGACAGTTAATGTCCCACTTTACACATTAGCAGAAGTACAGCTTGGTATTGGATTAGCCAAGAAAAAATTAGCAGTTAAGAAGCCAGATCCATCATTCAACCCAGACAAAAAACTATTCTTTTCCACTCATGAATATAACGCTCCTTATGATCCATCTTCTACTACATACAATATAAAACAACAGAAATACTTTGATTGGATTGACTATCAAAATTCTTTTTCTGCCAGGAATCAAAGTAGCAATATAGATCAAGTCCATAACTACATAAAAAATGCAGTCAAAGGAGTAGCGCATCTTGGTCATAATGCTGTAGTTAAAGCAATAGTTGACGTAATTACAAACCTTGATAGACATATTAAAGAGGAAGATTTTGAAAACTTTAAAGATGATTTGAATGGATGGAAAACTATTGATGATATGGTAGATGATGAAACTTTTGTGCAACAGGGATCTGGAGAGCTTAGAACGGCACTACGTTTAGGTCTCGAAAATGTAGAGAAGGTAGAGGAGCAAGAAAATCTTATTTATTCTAGAGTTATTCCTTATGCCGAAATAAGAAAGCGTAGAAACGAAGGCAGACCGTATTTTCCCCGTGATTATGGGAAGATTATTAAGCCTCTTGAAAGTTTGAAAAATCCTGTCTATAGTGCAGCATCATCTGCTGTGGAGAAATAATGAATTGGTATAAGATAGCACAACAGCAAGAGCTAATCAGATCTCATCCAGAGCCTAATGAGTTATCTAAGGCTATTGGCTTATACACAGATGATTATGGGATCGAAGAATATGAGCAATCAAGATATATGTTTGACTTATACCACATGGGGAATGATGACGAAAGCGAGAGAGAAAAGAAAATGCATGTTTGGTGGTGGGATGGCTCTAACCTGTTTGTCGATAGGGGGAAAACTCATGGAACTGCTTTTGGTCATAATGTAATTGGGCGCAGTTTTAAAGGCAGATATGATTCTACTCTTGGTATAATTACTATTGCAATTCCCAAGAATATAGGCAAAGTATTATCAGAGAAGGATCTTATACAAGCATATCCAGAAACGAAGAAAATGATTTCAGCTCTTAGAAGGAGATTTAGGAAGATTACGGCGATTTACGGAATAGGTTAAAGGAGAAAGATTATGGGACTTTATGACAATTTGATTAACGTATTTAGAAAGACCCCTAACAACTTATTCGGTTGGGTTCCTGATGTCCCTGATATTAGAGATATGCAATTCTCTCTTGGGGATATGCCTATGACTGCCACGCCTTGGCCTCCAAAAGCAGATTTAACGCCAGTAATGGCTACACAGAAGCTTCCAAGATGGGATCAAAGCACATTAGGATGTTGTGTATGGAATGCTTCTGCCGGTGTTTATGAGTTCACTTATAGGAAGCTAAACCCTGGCAAGAGTTATATGCTTTCTAGATTGTTTGGGTATTACAATACTCGCGTTATCGAGAATACTGTGAAATCTGATACTGGATGTCAGATCAGAAATGCCTTCAAGGTTATGAACAAGACTGGTATTTGTCATGAGAGCTTGTGGGCATATGACATCAAGAAGTTCGCTGTAAAGCCATCTGCTGCTTCTTATAATGAAGCTAAGAAGAATATGCTCACGAATATGACTAAGACGGGCAAAGTATTTTATGCTTGTTTACCACAATCTGATTTCTTTATTGAGGGCAGTTTAAATAGGGGCTATCCTATCGTATATGGTATTGCTGTATATGAGAGCTTTATGTCTGCTGCTGTGGCAAAGACTGGCATTGTTCCTATGCCATTGAAAGGAGAGAAGATGATTGGAGGTCATGCTACGTTTCTTTGTGGGTATGACAGAACTAATACTGGAAAGAAGTTCTTTGTAGGGTGCAATTCTTGGGGTAATAAGTGGGGCAATAACGGTTTGTATTATATTCCTTACGAGTATGTATTAAATCCGAATATGGCTTGTGACTTCTGGACGATTCAGATTGCGCCTTAATTCCAGAAGAGTCCTCCTACATCAAGTAAAACGTATTCGCCGGTATTACGAGTGCCTATATTCATAGAATGAAGTTCTTGTGTAGAGCCTCTTATCGCTCTAACGTTTTTGATTAATGTTTCTACTTTGCCGAATACAGACAGGAATAGAGGCTCATTCATGCCAGTTTGTAGTTTTTGAGAAAGATCTACTATGAGAGTTTGTCTTGGTATACTTTCGTTCCATAAGAGTCTTTGCAGAATAGTTCTGGCATAGTGTACTTCATTTCTAGGTATTCGGTTGGCTCTCTCTAATACTAATGCAAACGTTTTTGGGTTAATTTGTTCTACGCTGAATACTTGGACTATACCTGGCAAAGGTTTACCTTTTTGAAGCTGAAGAAGTTTTTGAGCGGAGATAAGTTCGGTTCTATCTGTAGTATATTTGACTACTACGTCTCCGCGTTTATCGCTTTTCGTGAAGGCTACTCCATTTTCTCCGAAGTCTAATCCTCTTAAGCCTGGATGTTTTTTAGTTTGTTTTGCAGCTTCTTCGTTTGTCATATTGTCATTGACTTTTTTGACACCGCCTTTTGGGTATTGTATTACATCAGGATTTTCCCACATTGCGTCTGGCAATGGGATTGCTATTTTTATTGTCTTATACCAGTTCATTAGAATAGCCCACCTAAATCCAAGATTACATATTCTCCAGTTTTGCGGCATCCTACATTTTGTGTGTGTAAATCTTCCAAGGATCCTCCAATACCTATGATGTTTTGCGTTAGTATTGAAGCCTTATCAATAACATTGTCTAGGTCATCTGAGGCATTTGTATTAATTCCGCTACTATTCAAATCTTTATTTATCTTTTCATAGTAATTCATGTTGTTTCTTATATTTGGTAGCATGTCTCTATTCCATAAAAGAATGGACAGTATCTTTATTTCATTTTTTGGTACTGGGTTGACTTTTTCTATTATTATAGAAAATACCATTTCATTGACTTTTTCTATGTCAAATACTTGGACTATCCCTGGCAAGGGTTTACCATTTTGTTTTTGAAAAATAATTTTCGCTGATTGAACTTCCGATTTGTCTGTTGTATATTTTACGGCGACATCTCCTTTAGAATAGGCTATACCATATGACCCTCCACCTAACAAAGCGAGTCCAGGGTGTTTCTCTGTTTGTTTTTTAGCATCTTCTTCCGTCATATATTTGTTGACAGCACGAATTCCTGAAGTACCTGAAGGTTGATTTTCTTGACTCCAAGTCGCTTCGGGAAGAGGAACTGCTATCTTAATGTTCTTATACCAATTCATAATCCTTATTTATTCGGCGGAAAAATTAAAAATCCCTTTGTATTACTGAAGCAGTATAAGTGCTTTTTTCTTGTGGTATAATCATCACGATGTGGAATTATAGCATTTTAGAAATAGGAGATTATATGGACGCAGAAGTGAAAGACGCAAAACGTGTTATCTATATTATAGGTAGTCTGAAAAACAGGCAA